CAAAGAACGTGGGCAATTCATCTTCAAAATTGAACTGTGGCCATTCAAATGAAATAGTAGATCCACAAATTCTTGTTGTTCCAGTAGGTCCCATAGTGGTTCAGTCTCCATTAAAGTAGTAAGGTGTAGTTCATCTCTAATGTCCTTATAAACACTGAGATTTAAAAAATCAATTTTAAAATATCCTCTATTTTCTGCTGTTTTGTAATCTATACTAGTAATATTCGTTACTGGGTCATGTGGAATATGTTGTGCGTATATACCTGTATTATGATGAGTATGATCTCGTCTTGCTCGTATATGACTAATAATATTTAATATTTTTTCTCGATTTGCAAAGTCTATGTCAATGTCCATTAATGCGCTACCTCGCTATTGAAGAAAATTAATCTAGCATGTTTATGTAAGAATTCACAATATTTTTCTGCGTCTTCTAGTGTGTCAAAACCTTTTAATGCAACATGAATGGACTTTTCCTCTTCATCAATTTCAAAACTTATTTCTAATTTAGTATATGTCATAGATTACTTTCTTTGGCAATTTGTCTAGCAAAATCCACATCATCTGGCAAGGATTTAAATTTCTTAATCCAAAATTCTGGATCAATAGTCGAGCCAATTGATACTAATTGTTCATCATTTAATGTACTTAATAATTTTTTTCCAGTATCGCTATTCAATAAAATCCAAGGACTGATCTTGCCATCTCTAATATCAAAAGTTGCTCTATTTGTTGACACATAAAGAAAATAATGATTCCAAACACTGTCATGTGTATTTGCCCAATCAGTCATGTGCATGACTGATCTTTGTAGAGCAACTTCAACTGGTTCGTTTTTAACTAAGTTTAAAACGTATTCTTCATACAAACTTTCTCTACACCAATGATCTAGTTTTACTCCGCTAGTGACCACGTAGTCAATATATTTTTCTGGATATAGGGGATTTACATTGCTTATAAAACTGCCAAACTTAACAAAGGCATTATAATAAGGACTCTGTGCGAATTCCTCATAGGTTTTTGTTTTATCGTTTTTTTGAGTGAGTTTATAAAATCTATCGTAAGTTTGATAGGCCATTTGAACATGTTTTTCATTTTTGGCTAAGTGTCTACGTTTTTGTTCGCACATATGTACAAACAAAGTTTTTTCTTTGGTAAACTTTGCTTTACAATGTTCGCAACTATATGATTCTGTCATGAAAAATAATGTTTAATTTCTTCATCGCTCCATCCAAAGCTGATGGCTAGATCTTTTAAATCTTTAGCGGAGTTAATTTTAGCCAAGGTTTCAATGTCGCTGGATTTTAGTTCAGGGTAGATTTTTTCTAAAAATTTTGTTTTTTTGTTGTTGCCAGTTTTCTTTTTGTGACCAATCCATTCATGAAAATAGTTTTGTTTAGTTTCATAACCACACATACAAAGCAATTGCCAAAGTAATTTAGGATGTTTACCCAATGAATAAAAATGTTTATTAAAATATTCATTTGTGGCCAACACGTAGTGTTCTTGTATGTCTCTTTTGGGATTTTTTACAGAACTAACGTATCGATTCAAAAGGAAGAATTTTACCTCTTTTCTTTGTTCATCATCGAGGAGATCCCATATATCTCTGCCACCTTGATCAATGGCAGACAGGATTTCACTTAGTGTTATTTTGCTCATAATTGTTGCTTAGTTTGTGTATTAGTATAGCACGATCAAGGGCCTTTTGTAAAGTAGGATTGGTTTTCGCTGCTGCTCTAATCTCCTGCCAAAGTACAGTTTGTTCAGCTTCCACAAGCAAATCACGTGCTCGTTCACTCATGGAGTGCAATGTTTTTTTAGTGGAGCCAAATGGTCTACTGTAAACAGTTTCACCTCCATCAGGGCTTTCGTAAACTATCCTATCTTGATTCATCATAATATTTTACTAATATCTATGAGTTCACTTTGACGGCTAACTTCTTTGATGAAAAACACGCATTCTGGCTTTTCTTCATAATCCAATGGAGTAACCAATAAATGATTGTTACGCATTTTAGGAAAGTACCATTTGACATCATTATAAAAATTCACAATTTCAATTGGTCTATAGTCGATTTTAAAGCTACTTAGTGGATTAAACACTATGGCGTCAAAACCACGGTCATTCAAGCTGGTCAATGGTAAGATTTCTGCATCCACGTTACTGGTACTGTCCCCCACAGCAATGCTCCAATCTATTGGCATAGAAATTTCTTTGTCGCCAATTTTTAGTACAATTGCTGGACTATTAAAACTTTCTAAAAAGATTAATGGTACAAAAAAGAAATCTGGATTTTTTGGATCGCTGTTGTCTAATATGGAAAACCGAGTATTTTCGTCTACTTCTTCTGGTAAATTATTCAATGAGAATAATTTATTTTCTAATGTCAATATCTGCATGGTTATTTTTGCCAGTCTATCTTTTCTAAAGAGAAAGGATAATGTGCGTCCTTATAAAATTTTTTTCGTTCTGTGAGATGACGTTTAGCGAATTTACATGTGCTAGTAATATCCCAAATTTTCACAAAGTCTTTGTCTTCGGCTCTTCTAATTCCTCGTCCAATGCTTTGAATAACTCTGACAAAACTTTTTCCTGGTTCCAAAAGGACCAAATTAAAAATCCTGGGGATATTAATGCCAACGGCAGCAACGCCATAAGTGGCCACGATAATTTTATTGTCGCTAGTTTTGATTTCGTCATATTCTTCTTTCCTATCTTTGGTCTTTACTTCGCCTGAAATAAACACACTGCCTTCAATTTCATTTACTATGAATTTGCCTGAATCTATTCTGTTTACTAGTACTAAAGTATTGCCTGAGTCTGCTATTTGTTTAATTAATTTACTTACAAACTTCATCCTGTCCTCATCTGTGACAAGATACTTTAATTCTTCTGCATATGTTCTAAATTCTGGCACATCCAATAATTGTGAAATAGTTACGTGACAATTACTAAGCACACCTTTTTCCTGTAATGCATGAGCTGAAATACCACCTACAACTGGCCCAATTGATGCAAAAATAACTTCACTTTCATGTTTAGCTTTGGGCACAGTGCCAGTTAATCCCCAACGTATGCAAGCATTATTTAAGTTACGTGTGAGTAAATTCTTTAGTACATCAGCTTTGGCCATATGTACTTCATCAACAATTACTGCCCTAACTCCGTCTAAAAATTCAGCCAAAGTTAATTGATCCTCCACTGCACCTTTACTTTTTTTATCTAGTATATTGAGACTTTGCCAAGTACAAATTGTATGAGTTTTGTTTAAATCTTTGCGATCACCATAGTATACGCCAACGTCCAAGCCCACGTTGATATAATCTTCTTCTGTTTGTTCAACTAGACTTTTATTGGGCACAATAGTAATTGTTCTGCCATATTGTTCACATAATTGACTCAATGTGGCAGTAGTAATAGTTTTGCCAGCACCTGTGGCAATTTCCTGTAAGCTATGTGGATTCTTTAAAAATGTGTTAATGGCGTCAACTTGATAATCACGTAGCATGATAGGTTGTCCAGCCATTTGATGACCTTCTGGCCATACTTTTCCTTGATCATGCCAATATGTTTCTGTTACTGGTGCAAAGTCAATGTTTACGGCTGTTCTATTATCATTGACGTCAGTGACTTCAATTTTCATCTCTTCTAGTAGTTCTAGAATCTTTTCTATTTGATATAAGTAGCCACTGCCGCCAATACTAAACATGCTGATTGCGCCATCCCACCGTCCTAATTTATAGCTGGGACGATGTCTTGCGGTGGGATCTTGAAATTTAAAAGTATTAGCCAACTTTCTTCGTGCCTCAATGGGAAGCCCTTCAAGTTTTATGTTAACTTCGTCTTTGATTATTAATTTACATGATGACATCAGTTTTTACGCTTATTGGAGTAATTGTTGTATAGTATACAACAAGATCGCAGGAATTGCAATAGAGCACGCTGCGATTATTTCTAAAACTATTTGTGAATGTTATTACGGTATCTGGATACCATTCATTATTAACCATAAATTTAGGGATTTTTCCATTTGCAGTACCCACAATTTTGGTATCTATGTTTAATTTTTTATTATATGAATTTTCAGAAATTATTTTATTAAATTCTTTACCATCATTTTTATTGTCAAATCTAAAATAAATTCCCACATTATTTTCATTTAATTCATCTAGAGAATTTTTGATGATTTTTAGCTGTTGTGTGCAATTTGTAGGTTTATACTCGTCAAAAATGAACAAAATTTTGTCTCTTTTTAGTACAGCCAAACTTTTTAAAATATCAACTAAAGTAACTTGTTCGGGATCTAAATAGACAGTGACCTTTTTTCTATTAGCAATTTTATAAGCCAATGTTTCTTCAATATTTTTGTCAAAATTTGGTGAAAATTCGTATTGATAGCGAATTTTTCGATCTAAAATTAATAAGTCATTTTGTAGTATATCTTCTTTGATTTTTTCTTGATTAATATTTTTAAAATCAAATTTTGATTGAGTTAGTTCAACATCAATATTTTTTATTTTTTCCACTAGTTCTAAAAAATCCTCAGAAAATTCAAAATTTAGTGGGTTCAATGCTTCATAAATGGTGATTAAGTTTTTTTCCTCTAGTGCAAAAAAGACATGTTTTCCTTCATTATGTTTTTTATCAATCTGAGCAATTTTTTCTAAATCTTTTAAAATTTTTACAATGTCTCGATCATAGGTAAAGCTAACATTTATTAAAAATTCCTTATTTGGGGCTTGAGTAATACTCACTTGCCTAATCTTATTTAGAATTTTGAAATCTTTCTTCCAAGTAAGATTATCTAGGACGCCAAGTAAACTCGAGTCCACAAAGTTCAAACATTCCGTATTTGTTTTTAGAATTTTTACTACTAAGTTGGCCTGTGATTGGGTAATATAATCATCGGTATCCAATAATTTGGATATACTTTTTAGTATACGGTAATCTTTTGGTGGTATAGCGGGAGTTAAATTATCAGAGTCGCAATCTGCCAATTTGAAAACAATATCATCTATATGCATGTGGTTAATTATATATTAGCAAATAGTCGTTGTCAAGTTAGTATTGTCCAACAAACGTGCTAATGGTATGCCATCTGCGATTTCTTCCACAGTCCACTCGGTATGAGTAATTTTTTCGAACCATTCAGTCCTATTAGGTAAGTAGGGCTGATTTATTTGATCAATGGTTGTTGCCACATCATGGGCCAAGCTGGAAATATCAGTAACTATTGGTGTTCCATTGATAGCTGCTTGTATGCCAACACCACTGTTATAATTAATGATAGTAGAATACTCAAAATTTAGGTCATACTTGTCATAAGTGCCCTCAATTTTTTTAGGCATGCTCATGAATATGTTTTTTCCTGTAAAATTACCAATATAAAATCGTGGATGGGTTCGAACAATGATATCTCGGCCAGTATGCTCTCTTATCTTTTCTATTTGTGTTAAAACCCAATCATGCACAGTCAAAGGTGTTGTCCATTGAAGGCTATTTTCGTGCTGTGCTGCGATTAGTATTGGTGCTTGCGGGTCAATTTTTCGAGTAACCAGCTCGATACCTAATTTTTTGCCTCTGTTTGGATCTAAATTTTCCTTATTGGCATAATTACCATATTTTGTAATATTGTTTAGGGCAACTTTCCAAGTTCTTCCACGATCCAATGCACCAACTTCCAATATAAAAACAGGTTTTCCTTGTTTTCTATAATGTTCGTAGACTAAGTGATTTTTTTGCATTCTTCCCTGCCATAGTACGCTCCATATTAGAGCAGCATCTGAGTCCATGCTGTTTTCTACGGCACTAATTTTAAATTTTTTGCAGCTATCCAAAAAACTTTGCCAAATTGGTTGAGATTTTTGAGCTGTTTGGTCTGGAAAATAGGATATATACATATATTATTATTTAATCTTGAAACTGCCACCTTTATTAGGGGAATTCCCCCAAACTGACGTTTGTTTTTATGTAGCTGCTGATGAAACGTATTTTAATCAGCATGCCAAACCGTTGATTCACAGTATTAGACAGTATTTTTCATATCCCATACACTTTCATTTATATAATCCCAGTGATGCGTCAAAAAAATGGTGCGAAGTCAATGATATTGATTATAGTTATGAAGTAGTTGATGTAAAAATTGTTGATCCAGCATTTAAAATTTACCGTAACATGCCTACTGATATAGAATTGCAGCGTCGGCGTAGTAAAATGATCAAGCCTGGTGAAAATGTTGAAAAAATTCGTAATGAGTTGATGAAAACTTATTATGCCTGTACTAGATTTGTAAGATTAAGTGAATTATTGGTTAACCCTACTTACGTTATTATGTTAGACACTGATAGTTTAGTTAGAAATAGATTTGACTTATTAAGTAAGGATTCTGACATTCATATCTATGAAAAAAATCATCGAAGCCATGTAAATTATACGCAACATTGGCCAGTACTATATTTTATACTGGTACGCAGGGTAGTTATGACTTAATGCAAGATCATGCTCGACTAATTAGAGAGGAATATGCCAAAGACACACTATATTGGTTTTTAGATCAAGAAACATTAGACATAGCCATACAAAAATATTCTAAACAGCCATTAGCGTTAAGTTTTGTAGATTTTGAAATGAAAGACGCCAGTAACATATGGTGCGCCAAAGGTCCTAGAAAGAATCTGTCTATCTGGCTCGAAGAAGTTAAAAATTACCTATAAATATATGTAATTGTTTTTGGATAGATTATGAATATTATTAATGAACGTACTGAACCTGCTATTATAGATTTTGAAATTCCATCTTTATCAAAAATTGATTTTGATAAGTTATATAGTTACCCCCCAATAGAGCAGAAGTATAATACATTGTACGTGAATCCTGGAAGGTATGATTTACCATATCATACTCCAGAACATATTGAGTTATGCCACTTTCTTGAAAGAGACTTATATGATATTTTTAAAAAACTTATGGAAATGGATCAATTTCGTTGGCCAATTTTAGATACAGGGTTTCAAAATTTTGATTGTTTTTATAGAACAAAAGTTAAAAAAGACCAAGGACTATATCTATCAGTAATGATATACAAGCCTGGCTTTTCTATGCCGTGGCATTTAGATAATAGATTTGCTGTACTTAACGGAATTATTAATGTCAATGACCATGAAACACAGACATGTTTTTCTACAACAGGCCAAGGATGGAATCAGGATACTCAATGTCCTTTAAATGAACACATGATTATTCATCGTGGCACAAAAAAGAAATTTCAAGGAACTGCTTGGACAAACAATGAATTAGCTTGGCATTGTGTTCCCAAAGTACCTATAGAAAGAAAAGTAATATTATTTGGTGTTAACCTTAGGTAGGACGTAAGTATATAATACACATATCACACCCTTGAATAATTTCCCCGTCTGGCCGTGTAATAGTTGACGGGCATTCTAACGAAAAAGTTAAATTATTAGCAATACAAAAATCTAATGTCGTTTTTTTAATTCCCATATATACACAGTCATCAACCAAAATTATTCCTGATTTTTTCATATTAGCATGTGCATATGACAAATCAGCTAACAATGAATCAGTTGAATGGTCGCCGTCTATTATAATAAGATCAACATTAGCTACATCCATGGTATGCCAATTTCCCTCAAATAGAGCAAGATTGGTACAATTATTTTTATATATCTGTTGTATTTTTACAAGGGAATTAGCTTGAATGTTAACAGCTGGATACCAATCCTGTATCATTTTTAAATGTTTGTCATGATCAAGTTTTGTGAAATACACTTCAAAATCATTTATATCGGCTGTAACAATTGATTTATCGGGAAAAATTTTAGCCAGTTTATACGCTGTACCACCAGCAAAGGTACCGATCTCAAGTATATTATTTAAATTATATTTGTTTATAGTATTAATAATAAATTCTAATTTAACCCCTCCTATTAAAGATAAGGGGTTATTTATGAATATTTCTTCTATAAAAAAGTTATCTAACTGATTATCAAATTCATACATATTAAATCCATTCTGTGCCATCTTTATTAAAGCTTTTTCCGCTATCTGTTTTTTTCAAAGTTGATATCACTTTATGAATTTGTTCTGAATCCTTTACATAATCTTCTAATGGAAACCATGATGGGTTTAATGCAAAAAATATACCTCGATGATTTTGACTAAACCCGCGCATTATGTATAAGTTCGTTGCTTTGTGGCTAGCATAGCCAGCATGTTTAAAATATTCAGGATTATTGCCGACTATTAAACCGGTCATCATCCATCCTATTTTAGTATCATCAGTGATAGACTGAGATAAATGTTTAATCAAAAAATATGGAAGTTGACAATCGATCCACATGTTACGATTCCATGAATCAATTGAATATTCATTACCGGGGATAAACCAATATTCGCCAACGCTACCACCTGCATTTTGATTGAAAAAAATCAAATCATAAGTTACTGAGTTGTCAATTAAAGTTTGTAATTGCTCTAGATTTGATTCATGCCAGTTAATCTTTATTACGTTAACGTTAGGATATTCAAAATTAGAACCTGTAACAAGGTCAACTTGGTATCCTATGTCAGATAAATGTTTAGTAAATGATGCTCCCCATTTGGATCCGCATCCTAATAATAGTGCTTTTTTCATAAGTATATTTATATTAACTTTAGGTGAGGTATAATATTTAAAGAATCAGTTCCTCTAATGGAATCTAATTGTTTTGCATAATATACTGCCTTCTGAAATTCAGTAGGATCAGATATTTGATTCAAATTTTTATTAATACTGTCAAACATATTATCTGTTAATTTATTTTTGATTAACCAAACTTTGTGTATGTCATATAATGTTTTAAATTCTTCTTTAACTGTATCAGGAACATGATGCATTTGCAAATGATGTGGGAATGCAAGAATATTAAGTTGCCATTGATTAGGTAAAATTTTAGCATGATCATATAACAATCGTTGAGTTTCAAATAAGTTTAAAATATTAAACACACTAACAGTAGGGGTAATCTGAATATTAATTGTAGGACATTTGGTTTTTATTAAATTCAAGTTGTATAATAAACGTTCCCATTTTTGCCCCCATCTGATCCATTCGCCTACTTCTTTGCAGCCGTCTACACTAACCAACAAGGTAATATTTTTAAATTTAGTCCATAGATCTATTACATGTTGTCCCTTAAATTCTAATTCACTTAAATTAGTTGTATAGTTAATAGATTGATTAGTTTTATTATGTTCAATCCAATAATTCATAATTTTCCAATGATCTTCCATTAATAATGGTTCACCACCAGCAAAGTTAACATTAGCCACTGTCATTAAATATGGTTGTAATTGTTCCCATACATCTAATCTAAGATTTTCTTCATGGTAAACTATTTTTTGTAGTTTTTTCCAATCATTAACCCATTTACTACTAAACGTAGGACTACATGTTACACATGCAAAATTGCAAAGATTGCTATATCTAATATCTAAATATCTTAATTGAAAATCGTCAACTCCACCGTCACTATTAGTCATTGATGTGATTTCTTTCCAATCCAAATAATATTTAAATCCATCAGTTCTCATTGAGGGCTGTCCCAATGATTCTAATTTATAACATTTTTCACATCCAGAAGTTTCTTTTCCTTCAATCATGTTTTTACGAATAGTTTTTATTAAAGGACTATTGATAGTATCATTTATAGAATTATTTTTTATGTTGCCGATTGGTTGTTCACAATCAAACATACAACACGGAAATGCTTTACCATCAGCCCATGCATGTAAATGTATCCACGGATAGACACATAACGTATTATTAGAGATAGTGTTGTTTAAGGATGTCATACCATTCAGGGAACGTTGCGGGGAAACTTTCTTTTCTATATGTATCATGTTCTTGAACCTTCTTCAAAAACAATTTTATTTTATTTGGATTAGGGTTGCTTCCAATAAAATTTAAAATATTTAATATATCTGAATTTTTATCTTTTACGTGATCAAGTTTTTTTAATAATATTTCTTTTATTTTAGGATCTAAAGCATCAACACTATACTCGTTTGGAGAATGTAATATATTATACCAAACACTACACCCTAAGTTATCCATAATTTCTGTAGTAATTTCATCTAGATAAAAAACATTAAAATTACTAATAGTAGCGTTTGTTGTTAGTTTAATCCATTTGACTTGTTGTAATAACTCGATATTGTTTTTTATTATTTCCCATTTATTAGGATGGCGTTGATAATTATGACGTTCATTAATGTCATCTACACTAATTTGTAAATCAACTAATTTAAATTTTTCCCATAATGCTAATTGTTCTTGATTAGGAATAATTGTTCCATTTGTGTTATAATGAATCTTTTGATTTTTACTATACCCCTTTTCAACACTAAGTTTTAATATATTCCACACGTTTTCAATAAGCAATGGTTCTCCACCATATAAATCAAAAGATTCAATATTTGGTAATACTTCTAATAACTCATCCCAAATTTTCTCTCCTGTATTCCATGATTGACGTTGAATTTTGAATGTATTTTTAAATTGTTGAATAGATTCTGTTCTACCACTAACGGTAAACCATTCGTTTTCCCATTTACTACTATTCCACGGGTTGCAAATTCTGCATTTCAAATTGCAAAGGTTTCCCATTTTTAAATCTATGTTCTTTAAAATAATGTCAGGTTTATATTGCAAAGTAAGTTGCGTTTTGCTATCACGTACTCGTTTACTTTCTTTCCCAGCTCGTTCCTCATCCCAACAAAAATTACAAGCAGGATGTTGAACACCATCCATCAATGAATCACGCAAAGAATTCATCCAGTCACTATTAAATGCTGAATCAATTGAGTTAATTGGAACTGATTCAGATATAATTGATTGGTTACTCATGCAACAGGGTTTATAACTACGTTGGTCACCTGTACTATCTATGCTTAAAGAATTAAACGGATGAATACAAAAAGTATTAATATGCATTATACCATTCCTCAAACCATGGATGTAAGTCTAGCAAAGATTGCTTTCTGCTGTTATCCATATATTTCATACGTTCAATAAATGCTTGTTGTATTTCTACAGTAGGGTCTTCAGCATTGTATATTTTTTCAAAAGTATGTAATGTGGTAGGTGGAATATATCTAGAATTTTTAGAATCGTTGTATATATTCATGGCATTTTTTGAAAACACTTTACGAACAGAATGTGGCAATACCCATGGACTCATTGAGTTTGGATAATCAACATTTATATACATCATACTTATTTTCAAATCTTGAACTATTATTTCAACTGACCGTTCTACATTCGGCATTGTAAGATTGCTTAATGTTTGGTGTACGCCAATTTGTCGACTTGTTGGGTTTTCATTTCCCCAAATTTTTAATTCTTTTAAATTATTGTAAATCTTATCCCACTTAGCAGGCCAACGAACATATTCATAAAATCCTTCAACGCCATCAATACTGGCATTAACTTGTACAGATTTAAATTTATCCCAAGTATTATACCAACGGGTGCCAATAGTTGTTATGTTGGTATTGTATTGTAGTTTAATATTTTTTGCAACGTCCAGTTCAATGAGTAAGTCTAGCAATTCTGCTTGTTCAGGTATGATTAACGGCTCTCCGCCTAGAAGATGTATATGTTTTATAGTTGATGCATTTGCACGTACTAAATCAAAAAATCTACTATTAGTTAACCATGATTCGGGCTTTATTGTAATTGCATTATTTTTAAATTTATTATATTCTTCTGCAAACAAACTACTAGAATGAGGTCCACACATCCTACATGCCAAATTACATTTAGTACCTAAATCAATTTCTAATTTTTCTATTACAGGGGAATGGTCTCCGTTTAATATTTTTTCATACCGTTCCTCTGAATATTTGGCGTAGTGGGGGGTTATAGACATTTGTCTATAGCTATGCTGCCCAATATTTTCTAATTCCCAACATCTATCACATTCGGAAATTCGTTCATTATTTAATAAACTTTTACGGATTCTTTCAAGAGCAGTTCCGTTTAACCAATTAATATCCGTACGTTCAGTAACATAAGGCGGGCTATCCTTCCCATTTAAACCATTATTAGAATTACAACATAATCGTTGACTGCCGTCTGAACCAATACTTAGTGAGTTAAAAGGCAATACACATATCGAATTGTTTTTCATATCGTATTTCATCATATGTTTTTGCACTCATTAATAAATTCTATATACTCTGGAAATACTAAATTGAAATCAGTTTTTCTACGACGGTCGTGCTCTATAAAAAATGCTGCAAAATCAGATTTTGCATTTGCTAGCTCATCATCAAACAATTTGTATTGCTTCATAGAAGATAATACACGTTCTAATCTTTCAACTTCAACTTTAGTGAACCCTGTATAATTTTCAGTTATATTTGACTTCATAAATTTAATATCTTCTTCTAAATATTTTTGAAAACTATCAGGCAATATATTAATGGTCCAATGTGCTGGTTCTTTTAAATGAGGCGTACAAAAATCTATCCGTTGTTGTGTCTGACTAAATTCTTGACGCCATTCTAAAATTTTTTCTAATAACGATCTAAAAGAAGCGACCGCTAAATTATTGTAAGTAATCATAATTTCTATACTAGCATCAACATTTTTAAAATCATATAATATAGTTTTGAAATTTTCTTCCCATATGCTACAATCTAAACCAAATCTAATATATTCTGCTGGTGCTCCCCATGTATCTAAACTTACATGCATACGGAAATTTTTGATACATTTAGTTTGAAGTAAATATTGAACTTTCTTCCCTAAACGTTGAATCAATGCAGGTTTCACTCCCAAATTACTGTTAACTAACAATGTCATATTAGGGCAGGGATCTTTTTCTAATTTATCTAATAATTGCCAAGTATTCTGATTTAGCATAGGCTCTCCGCCAGTGATGCGTAACGTTTGCAAATTTAATTTAAGTGTCGGCCACCATTGCCAAAATGCTTTTACGTATGGATTATTTTCATCATTGCTTTCGTAGTATTCTCTATCTTTAAGAAAATCTATACTGTATTGTTTACTTTTTATAGGGTAATCACCATGCTCTTTTATTTCTTCAATCCAAGAATTACTTACTGTTGGGGTACAATATCCGCATTTAAAATTACACACATTTCCAAAATTAACTTCAATCAATTTAGGGTCATAATTTGCATCCCATGGTAATTTTTTAATAATATTATAATCATCACCATTCATTGCTGGTTGAACATGGGTTGTTGTATGATGACTACTATGAATAACTCTATCAGATAGATGACCAGTGTCTTCCACTTTCCAACAATAATGGCATTCTTGCGGTCTACCGCCCTCTAACATTATTTTTCTCTGTTCTTTTTTATATTGTGTATTATGTAACCCACTAGGATTATTTTCAATATCGGCGGGCTGTATTTTATGAGGGAACGGGTGATAGCAACTGTGATTATCCCCAGATTGCAAATACAATGTTTGTTGAGTCCATTTTAATAAACAAAATCCAGGGCCAACTTTATCCAATTGTAATTTAGTTTCATTAATGTGTTCAATAGAATTCATATTAATTTAGCATCTTCTGCATTAGGGTTTCCTAACTCACCGTTATCTAGTTTATTCCATTCTTTCCCACAACACGAAGTACATTGTTTACTACGCATATTATGATCTAATTCAAATGAACGTGGTAGCAAGCGTTGATATAAATCACTTTCAATAATAGAGGATAAACTATGATTATGTAAATCAATTGATTTCCTGCCTCCATATAATTCCAACATTTTCATAAAGGAATCGTCACTTTTTATTGATGGTAAGGTTGGTGAATTGCCTCCAATAAATCTATTAGGTTCCCCACCTAAAAAACAGCAAGGATATACTTCACCTTCTGCACTTACAAAAATTTCATCATTGTAACCGTATCCGCCCTTTTTAAAGTCAATAGCCCTGCAAGCAATTTCTATTTTTTTAAAATTAATTTCTATTGAATTGCCAGTTTTAGGATCAAATTCTCTATACATATCAGAATTTTCTCCATTAACAGACGGATACATTGCATCAAATTCTTCGTTAGAAATATAATTAGGAACAATACCGATAATCTTCTTTAAAGTATCAGCATTGTTATTTCGTAACGATTCATCTGTTGGTTGTTGTAATAGATAATTACTGTTTTTATCTGGCACTACGTAATACCCTAATCCGGCTGAATCATAATTACTCCATCTAGTTGTTTTTTTAACGTTGAAAGTTGTAAATCCCATTTCTTTAGCCATTTGCCTAGCAGTATCAATTTGATGTGCGTTATGTCTGAATGCAAGGTAGTCCCAATGAGCCACTCCCCCAGCTTCTCTAAATGCCTTCATGTTTGCTAATATTTTATTAAAATTTGTATTTCTTCTGTATAGATGATTAGTATCTTCTAGCCCGTCAACGCTGAATACGCAATAATCTCCTCGTCTTTGCCCGTTCATTAATAATCCTAACTCATAGAACCATTCAGGAGATCTAGCACTGGCATTTGTATGCATTACTAATGCCATATTAGAATTGTTTTCTCTTAAATATTTATAAATTGGTAAAGTATCTTTAGCGGCGATGGGATCACCATAATTTCCACAGGCATATAATTTCTTTAATTGCGATACAAATGCAGGATCGAACCATTTTATAAAATCATTATATTTAATATCTGTTTCTACAAGATTAGGATTCAAATCAGCACCAGAGTTAATATACCTAGGACACATAGGGCAGCCTGCATTACACCTATTAGTAATTTCTAAATGTATTCCATTAATTTCTTTATATGACCATAGTCCGTTATTCATAGATAAGTTTCCTTGTTGTTTAACGTTTGTGCAATTTGCTGTGCAAACACTTCATGTGTTTCATTATCAAAATGTCTATCTGGAAGATAATTTATTGCACGCATGATACATTTAGGATCTATATTTAATATATTACTTCCTATAACTAATTCAGAAAATGCTAGATTATCAATTATGTTTAACTTTCGCATCTGATTCCATATAGAAATTGTCAAGAATTCGGGAGCAGCAATTATTGGGAAAGACCCTGTAAATGATTTAACCACGTTGTTCAATAAGGCAACTTCTAGCAACCATTTAATCAATAAATCCTGATCAGTAAATATTAAGATTGATTCCCTTATAATAGGTGCCAGTTTAGTACTATAATGATCATGCCCCAATACAGTCGATTCTATCCACGCACGATGGTCTCCGTCCAAAAATGATTTATTTTTGGCATGAATAGTATTAGTAATTGTGGTTAATCTAGTAGTCTCAGTTAGCATTATTATTACTTTTTTTGGAGTAATGCCCTCCATCTGTAATTTTGTTAAATCAAGCATCGTTCGATATAATATCGAACCCATACTACTGCCGCCTTCTGCTGCATTAATTATTTCTATACCTAATATTTTGCTTAGGCGCGCTGGCCAACTAAGTTCTTTGTTTCTTACGTTGTACATTGAACAAATTTTAGGATCTTGAATTACATTAAATCGAACTTTGTTAAAATAATCTTTTGTTGAAATATTATTTTTATTATATTTTTCAAAATCAGGCACAAACTCATGATCTGCTAATCCTATGCCAGCAGTAAAACTATCACCATTAACATAAATCATGTTTTTTTCTTTCATATGTTTCATAAGTTTCTTTACATAATTTAGCAAATGATTCATACAACGGAAAAGTTTTAATTAAATCAAGTTTACTTCTCTTATCATATTCAGTAAAGAAAACATGAAAATCTCTTCGTCCGCGGGTAATTAAATCTTCTGTGATTTTTGGGCCGCCCTCATTGAAGTAATCCATAACACGTTTAAATTTTTCAATTTCAACGTTGGCAAATTTAGTTGGATCATAATTGTCACCTTGACAGTTTAACCGCATAAATTCTAAATCATCTTCTAAATATTTACCAAAAGAATCTTTTGGTAAAATATTGATCATCCAGTGTGGAGGTTCTTTTAAGTATGGGGTATCAAATGTGATTCTTTGCCAATTATTGGTACTATATTTGGCACGTAACTCAAGTATCTTTTCTAGTAATGGACGAAAGTATGCTACGCATAATATATTATAAGTGATCATAAACCCAATTTGAGAATTAGGTAGCAATGTCAAAAATTTATTTAAATTAGTTTCCCATAATTTACAATCAAGTCCTCGACGCATGTATTCTGCTTGCTCGCCCCAACTGTCTATACTGGTAAACATCTTAAATCCTTTAATCTTTCCAAGAGCTAACAGTTTTTTAACTTGAGTAATCATTCTCTCTACTCTAGAAGTAGCAACCCCTAAATTACTATTAATTATTAAAATTAAATTAGGGGCTGGTTCTTCCTCTAATTTATCTAATAATTTAAAAGTACTAGGATGCATTAATGCTTCACCACCGGTTAAGCGCAGTACTCTTAGATCATTACGTAAACTAGGCCACCATTCCCAAAATGCAGCAACATAGGGATTATTTTCATCATCAGGATAATAACTACCACTATCTAAAAATTCAATCCCATACTGATTATATGTTAAATCGTAATTACCCTTCTTTTTAATTTCTTCAATCCATAGAGTACTGGACTGCGGGCAACAATATCCACAATTAAAATTACAGTTGTTACTGAAACTCATTTCTAAATAATAAGGATTATAATTTTTATCCCATGGTTGATTTTTTATTAATTCAATTTCTTTATCAATGTCTTGTAGCCATTCACTTGAATTATGCAATGCTCTATCACTAAAATGTTCGCCGGTCAAATCCTCTATATTCCAACAATAATAACATTCATCAGGGCGATTGCCTTCTAGCATAGTTTTTCGTTGTTCTTTTTTCCATTTAGTATTATGTAAAGCTGATACATCAACTTTTATTTCTTCTAAAGGTACTTTATTTGGCCTTGGATGATAACATGAATGATTATCCCCGGTATGTAAGTATAAAGTCTCATGTCTCCATTTCTGGAGGCAAAATCCTTTGCCAACTGCATTTAATTTTTCTTTAACTGATCTTAATTTATTGATATAATTGTCGTTCATTTTAAAAATCTTTATTATAAATTACGTTACACTCTTCTAAATAAAACTTTAACTCAGGGAAAATTTCATTAAAATTTTTATTCTTTCTTTTATCATATTCAGTGATGAATAAGTAAAAATTCAGTTTATTTATTCTCTTAATCTGCTCTGGCAAGTCGTCCTCCATAATAGCTAAATCTCTTTTTAATTTTAAAATTTCATAAGGTTTGAACCCTTCAAGAGTCTCACTATAATTTTCATCTTGAACATTATCTTCCATAAATTTAATGCATTTTTTAACTTGGTCAATACCATATTTTCCAGCATTTTGAACACTAAGCCAGTCTGGTTTATATAATATAGGCACATCAAACCATATTCTTTGAAATTTTCTTCTTAGAATAGGAGGATGATCTATTCCATGACTTGGTGGGGAATTAACAAATTTTTCCTTTTGTGTTCTCCCGCCAAACTCTCTTCTTAATTCTAAAATTAATTCTAAAAAATTTTGTAATTTTGGTATACTTAAAATATTTAAAGTATTAATAAAGCTAACAGTGGTATACTCTGTTTCATTTAAAAATCTTCTTAGATTTTTTAAAAGAGTTGGATAACTTAATCCAGATCTTATATATTCTGCTTGCTCAGCTACAGAGTCTAAACTAATATATAACCAGAAATGTTTAAAGCCCTTATCCACATAGCAATGATTACCGCTATGCTCGTTAAAATTATCTTTGTCCTCATAAGTGCGGATAGCTTCAATTGCTTGCACTTTACTAATAAATCGATCAAACAATTTAGGATCTGGCGGACACATATTACTGGTAATACTTAGTTCTAATTGTCCGTGAGGATTTTCATTCACGTAGTCCAATACCTTGAATGTATTTTTATCCATCAATGGCTCGCCACCGGTCATACGAAACACCCGCAGATTACGATATATCTCTGGCCACCAACGCCAAAAAGCTTCAACATATGGATTTTCTTTATTAGACAACTTTAATGGCATAAGACCTTTTCTTTCTAAAGCTTCCAAATTATTATGAGTTTTAAATCCAGTTTCAGAATATATTTCATATGGTCCAAATTGCTTTATTTCATCTTCCCAAGTGGTACTAAGATGGGGACTACAATACATACATTTAAAATTACAACTTTGATTAAAGTTAACTTCTACATATCTAGGCTTTATGTTTTCATCTAAAGGATTTTGTACAATTTTATCAAAATCTGGGTGTGCCCACCATTCACTACTTCTATAATGTCTATCACTCAAATGACTTTCATCATTTTCACTTTTGGCGTCTTCAATTTTCCAACAATAAGAACATCCATCTGGTCGTTCTCCAGAAATCATCTGTTTTCTATCGTGTAATTTAATTACAGTATTATGCAAAGCGCCTGGATTTTTATCTAAATTCTCCAAAGGTATCCTGTGTGTGGGAGGATGGTAACAACTTTGAGTTAACCCTTGTGGTAAATGCAAACTTACCTGTGACCATTTAGCTAAACAAAATGATGGACTTATTTCGTTTAACTTTTGTCTCATTAATTTTGCATGATTGTGATATTCACTAGACATTTAAATTTAATCTCTTTCTATTAAATCAACTCTATTATGAGTCTGATATACTATTTTAAAAAACTTAGATTGTATACTACCCAAAGAGGCCACACTCAAATCTAAATTATTAACTAATTCTTTTGCATAAAAATCTAATCGTTCATCAAGATCAACGTCTTTAACTTGAGCATGCCACATATCTGTTAGGTAATCAAAATCACGTACATTACGATAATCCCAATCAGTTAAATTGGTCATATAACAGCCTTGTCTAGCACCCATCATAGCCCATAAGCCGTTATTAACATCACTACCAATATTACACCAAATCATTAACCTATGCAAATTTTTCCAATGTACACCTTCTTTTACAGTGACTTTAGTTAGCTTGGCTCCACGGTCTAAGCTCATTTTTACGCCTTCCCTAAATCCTGCTCGCCATGCTTGAAAAGGTGTGGCATTGTTATGCACATCACTATAACAACCATTCATTTGAATATATTGGTTATCCCAACAGAAATCAACTTGACCTACACTGTCTTTGGGATCAGCGTTTTCATGTGTACGCATGTTCATGACGAAATCCACAGTCCAACATTTTAACCCGCCATTGCCATACATTAGGCCATTGATGATATTGTATCCACTCCAACTGATCACGCTGTTTTCTAAATTGGGATATTTGGTCATGTCTATTTCTATGTTTAGAAAATCTGAACGAACTATATTATCGCCGTCTACTGTGGTAAATCTTGGAGTTTCACTTAATTGAGCACAGGCTTTGTGGGCACTGTCACTGCCTTTGACCCCATGTACACGCTTGGCCCAAGGCACTTTGGTCAATAAATCTGCATAATTTTTCTCAGCATTTGGTTCATCATAACTGAGATATATGATATCATAATCGAGGGGTCTAAATACTTTTGTCATATTTTTGTTCTAATATATTGATATTTTTCAAAGAGTTTTCTTGCATACACACTTACTCTGACTTCATCTTCATCTACTCGATCAAATGGCAATATGCAATAAAAGTTATTGATTAATTTGGTCATAGGAATTCGTAATGTTTTATATAACACGTTAGGGTCATTAAATTCTGTTAGGTAAATCTCGTAAGTTTGATCAAAATATAATTTTCTATCACGTAATGATCGTGCCAGTGTGCCATTAATGAATACTTTCCAGCAAGTTTCTGCATAATCTTGTACGACAGTGATATCGTTAGTGGGATCATAATTTAAGGGAACGCTTGTATCTACTGTATATGGAAATTGAAATATTACGTCATGAACACTTTGTAATATTTCCTCTTGCTCATCTAATCGAATAAATGTATAGTCCTTAGCATCTGGACTGAAAATAACTTTATAGTTATGGATAACATCTGTGCCTTCTAATAAGTTTTTAACTTGACTAAAATTCACTGTGACTGATGGCAATGTCTGATCATTGGCCATATTGGAAATGCCTTTTATTTCACCAGTTTCAGGCTCATAAAAGACAAATCTAAAATCATCTTGTTTAAATTTGTTATTGTAGGATTTTAAATCCTCTTCAGTGATGTCCCATTCTACTTGTAACATTTAGTTAATTCCTGTGATTTTTTCTAATTGATGTATTATGTAATCTGTTAAAAAACTATATTCTGTATAATGAAACAAGCCGTGTTGTTGGTAGTTACCTATTTTAAGTTCGCATTTTTTATTGAAATATGCCCCAATACTATCTTGCCAAGACTCATTGGGACTCTCCCAATTTTGAATCATAGGCTTCATATGTGTAAAAGTTATGGGAGCATTTTTATGACTGATTAAATTTTCACAATCTAAAATCTTAGCAGCCAAACTCACTGTGACATCCATACTGGGAAATTTAGGATAATTTACATTGACATAACGTCCATAAAATAACTCCCAATTATTATTGATATCCTCAACCCAATTGAAATATTCTTTAGCAAACTCGCTCTTTTTAAAATAAGCAGTGCCAAAATAAAAATTTGGCAAATTGTTACTGTCAAATGTTTTTCTATAGTATCTACCAGTTATAGTTTTTCCTCTATAATCTAATACATTACTAGTTAACAATACGTCATAATTTTTTGCATAGTCCCACCAAAGATCTAAATTGGAGAAGGCTAACATATCAGCATCTAATACAATAGTTTCATCGTATGGGCTGCAATGATAAAGTTTCCATCTATCTTCTGTCTTAAAGATAGTGTCTGATTTATTTTGATCACGCCAAGGAACTGAAACTATTTGATCAAATACCAAACGATATTTGTCAGGAATTTTATTGTCAGTGACCAAGCTTATATCAGCATCAGGCATATGATTTTTAATACTTAAAGCCAACGCATAGGCAGATCGTGTATATTTTTTTAATTTAGCATCTTCAGCAAAAATTAGAAATCCTTTAGACATTTAATTCCTCATTTAATATTCTACTAATACTGAATTTATTCATTACATGAACATTGATACCATTAGTTTTCATAACTGTATATTCGCCTCGATACTTTTCTTTTTCAATTAAAAATTTCATTTCAGTATCAGTATGTTCAAGCAATATGTCTTTATCAATAGTATAGTATAATTTGCCAGGTAAATTATGTGCCCATGAGCCGTTTTGATATCCATTCATAACATGTATTGCAATACTAAAAGCAAAGTCATTTCTATATAAGCTTTGTTCTATTTGATAGACATATCTATAGTAGTTCCAATTTTCTTGTATATGATTTAGATAATCAAAGAAAATTTCTGTGTTTTTATTTTTTCTAAAGAAAAACACAGTTGCCCAATAGAAGTCAATACTTTTATCACTTAGGGTAACTAGTCTTGGATCGTATCTATATCCGCTGAGATCTACAGCTTGTTTATGTATTAGAAAATCGTGTGGTTGTTTCCAGCAATATTGTAATATGTCATTGTTAATTAGATAATCGCAATCAATGACCAATGTTTCGTCAAATGGACTTAATTCAAAACTTTTAACACGAATATCATTTTTAAATCTTAGTTTTTTATGGGTCATTGCTCCGTCAAAATATTGACGATATTGAGGCGCACAATCATAAACTAAAAATCTTTCTTTAGTATTTTCCCACAAATCATATCTAATTTTGTCTTTAGTGTTATGTGCAAGATCATAATTGATCAATGACATCCACAAAACTCTTTCATGAAATAATATATCACCTTTATTAAATTTGGTTTGCTGCGTTAATTCTTTAACATTTTCTAAAACAACATCATATTGAACAAGACTAAATTCTTCTTTTTCTTCATATTCAGTGTGGCATCTATATAAAGTATTTTCATGCCAAACATGTTGTCCTACTAAGTAAGGCAAATTAGGATACCATTTGTCAATGTCAATACCTTCATAAACTCTAGTAAAATTATCTTCAATTTTATAAGTTTTCTGAATATCAATATTAGTTATGATTTCCTTTTTTCTCAGTCCATTAATATCACTCATCCAAAGACTACGATTAAAAAGAATGGTGTTACCTTTGGTTATTTCTTCTATAATGTCACCATCTTGAACATTTTCTAATATAATATCATATTGATTGATGCTAAACTCTTCTTTTTCTTCATATTCAGTGTGACATCTATATAAAGTATTTTCATACCATACGTGTTGTCCTGCCAAGTAAGGTAAATTAGGATACCACTTGTCAATGTCAATGCCTTTATAAACTGGCTCAAAATCTTCAATATTGGACGATATAGTTTCTTTCTTTATATTAAATTTACTCATCCACAATTTGCGAGCATGTAAGACCACATCGCCTTTGGATAACTCTTCTATAACTTCACCATCTTGAACACAATCAATTAATGAAATATATTTGTCTTTGCTAAAAGTTTCACCTTCAGTGTATTGGATAGCGCATCTATATAAAGTATTTTCATGCCATACGTGTTGCCCTACTAGGTAAGGTAAATTAGGATACCATTTGTCAATGTCAATACCTTCATATACTTTAGTAAAATTGTCTTCATTAATATTGATGATATATTTGGTCTGAGTTTCCTGTTTTTGTCTATCAATTTTGCTCATCCACAAATTGCGAGCATATAAGACCACATCACCTTTAGTTATTTCCTCTATAGTTTCACCGTCTTGAACACGATCAATTAATGAAATATATTTGTCTTTACTAAAAGTTTCACCTTCAGTATATTGTATTGTACATCTATATAAAGTATTTTCATACCATACGTGTTGTCCTACCAAGTAGGGTAAATTAGGATACCACTTGTCAATGTCAATACCTTCATATACTGGATTAAAATCTTCTTGATTAAAAGAATAGGTTTCCAGTTTATCTTCAATAATCTCAAAATCCTTAAGAATCTCAAAATCCTTAAGAATTTTGATTTCCTCAACGTTTTCAATAACCTCAATAGCTTCAATAATCTCAGGGCCTTCATTGACTTTACGCCATATAGTGCCATTATAAAATGCCAAACTACCTACAGGATATTGCCACGTTGGTGCCCAAGGCTGCACTTCTGCTTCTCGAACAACTTTTATGACCATGTCAACATCATCTTTGTAATTGGGGTATTGTTGATATAACCAATCAGCACTGTCTGTGACTAGGGCTACAGGCACGCCCAAATGCTGTTTTACTTGCCTTGCTGCATTTAAGGCTAATTTAGCATAGTCAATCTGCTCATTGTTTAGAGCATAGATTAGAACTCCTTTGCTCATTGAGTCAATGCCTCTACGCTTCTATTCTTTTTAAGCAGTTGATAATCGTTATAATAACTGTTTGAAGCAATAAAATATTGATCAATTACGTCATCTAAAAATTGTTGTAAATCACTTACTCTAACTGGCAAGTCGTTGTCGTCAATTACCACAACATCAGTGATATTGCCCATGTCAATAAGAGTTTTCAAAAAAGTGATGAGATCTTTAGTAATAGTAAATGTGCCACCATTTTGATAGTAGACACAATCAGTATGATATTTTTCTTTTAGGGCTCGTTTTTGATTATTTAGAGTTACCATAAAGTTGGCAAACTCTAGAGCCTTTTCCAGTCTTTCGTCCATAGAAACTCCTGCATTGTATATTAATTATCTGCTAGGAGTTGGTGTTAGAAAATTTATGGACCGCTAGTGGTAGCTATTGTAGGTGCATTAACTGCCACATTGGTGCCAGTAGCACGATAGTGTTGTACACGACTAGTAGTAGTGCCACCAACAGCTTCGTCAATGTTATTACTACCAGAGGTAGAATTTCCAGCGTCGTTAAATTTAATAGTCAAGGTTAAAACGGTAGCTGTTCCTGTATTGTTGTTAGCAACATTACAATAAGCTTCCACACTGAAAATATTATTTGCATAAGTAAGAGTACTGGTACTAGTTAAAATTGTCTGAGCTGAACTAGTTAACCCATACCAACCTATACTAGATCCAGTAACACCAGCTGTTGTATTAGTATATCCAAATTTTACGGTGCCAATAGTGGATAGAAAATTGACCCAAGCATTGCCTTTTGCAATAGTATCGGCAGCAGCACCTGATGAACTATGACTAGGAACTATTCTTATTTCTCCGCCTGCATTGAAAAAATATCTAGCATTGGCAGCATCGGCAAAAGTCACGGTCACAATATGAGTACGTAGTCCATTCCAATTAGTAAAGGTCGGTGTTACCCCGTCTACTGCTGTTGCTTGATTAGCACTTAATATAAATCTATTAGTGTTTAAAGTGTCTGCTTGAGTTTTATAAGTATTCCATTCGCTATAGCCAATAGTGCCGCCAACTGATATACTGGGTGCTGTACTAGCTGAAAAAGTTTGATGAAAAGAAATCTTATCCAAGTCAGTTTTTAAATTTTGCATCTGACTGGCTGTTATATTAGTGTCAGCAGCAATTTGACTGCTACTCACTGTTTGTCCATAACCAGTCTGGGTACTTAATGTAGCCGCACCACTTCCAGTGCCTAATACATTAGCCACAATAGTTTGAATAGCATTGTAATCTGCTAGATAAATCGCGTCGCCAGTTGCTTTTGGAAATACACCTGCTGTGGCCATCTTAAATCCTCTCGTTATTTATAAGATTATACATTCTACTAATTTAATGCCGGCTTCAACATTAGTCTCCAGTGCAATAGCAAATGTATCATTGTGATTGCCAAATGCCTGTGCTGTACCGTTAGGAGCTGCCACTAGTCTTTGACCTTTGATAACGCTGCCATTAACCTTAACTAATACACGACCCTTTAGCGCAACTGCCACTCCGCCCTCTAGTTCATTGTTCATCAAATAAGCTGGATTCTTAGATACAACACCTATGGCACGGAATCCTGTTTGAGCTGCTGTAACTTCTTTTTCTCCGCCAACCATTAGTACAGTGCCTACTTCATAATTAGCGTCTGGCAAATATTTTTCCGCCAAGTCCGCATATTTTGCTGTGGTCGAGACTCCATCAAAATTAGTACATTTTAATGTGTTTGTGCTTGGATTATAAGTAAGACTATCATCATCAATTCTTAATGTTTCACTAGTGGTTTTACCACTAGTAAATGTAACATAATAATTAGTATTTGTGCTAGTAGTATTAGTAATGCCAATGCTGTCAGCTTTAATTGTTACGCCACTAATTAATGTACTCAATGAAGTCCAAGTTGGTAAGCCGGACTGAACGGACAATACTTGATTTGGTGTGCCAATGCTTAAAAAATTAGTTAAATTTGGCGAACTTTGATAAACTAGTGCCCCGCTAGCACCACCACTGATTGTACCAGTGGCATCTACAAGACCAATAAATCTACGGGCTGTGATATCACCGTTATTATCCCTGACAGCTACTGTATTGGCTGTTGCAGCAGTTGCACCAGTTCTATAAGTTCCGCCAACGTTTAAATTGTCTGCTCCAGTAGCAGTTCCACTAATATTGCCATTAAAATTAACAGCATATACATTGCTGAATTTATTATCATTTGAACCTATAGTGCTATATTCAGAACCTGGTAATAATGCTAAACCTTGTAATTTAACAGGAATTTTTTCAGTTGCCCCACCACCCAAAACATTTACTGTAGTTTTAAAAATTATAGATTTATCAGCTGAATTATTTTTAATAACAGTATTAGTGTTATCAATAAACACAGCTAAGTCATTAATATCCCCAACAGTAAAGCCTGGATTAAGGAATCTTGTCCGATTATTAAAAATTGGGTTAGATGTTTTTATAAAATCAGTGTCAGTAAATCCGTTTAGTTTTGCTGCATTAGATGCAGTTCCCCAGTAGATATACCCGCTATCACTAGTAGTAACTCCGCCACTGGGAGTATTAGCTAAAGTAATACCTTTTTTGATTACAGTAAATATTGCTTCGGAATTTTCAACTAGATCAGGATCCAGTTGAGTAATAGTTGCTGGGAGCGTAAACGCTGTCTTGCTTATGATAAAAATAACTTTACCGTCAATAATGCCTTTAATAATTGGGTGCGGATCGCCATTATTGTCGTCAACGCTGGTACTTTTAAGTTCTGTAGTTTGTGCATTTTGTACGGCTTGTGGTCCAATAAGAACAAAATTGTCATTTCCAGAGCAACTATATAGTTGATTTGTATCAGTGTTGTACCAAAAATCGCCTATTGATAGCCCGCTTGGTTTTAAACCGCCTATTTCGGTGCCGCCTGCACTTTTGAATTTATTGCCATCAAAAAACTTTAATTTTTTAACACGGGTATCATACCAAATTTGACCTGTGACTTTTCTTGGTGGTTCAGAGCCACTGGCAAAGTTTTCTAAAAGATGTACGATATTTTCATTTTGAACTTCACCGTAGCCGGCATAATTTCTGCCAATAAGACTGATATCTAATGTATTATCCACTGTGCCATCTTCTACGATTGCTACCAGTGTACCATCATATTTGTTAATATTATATGGCATTCCCTAAACCCCTTTAGAATATTTATCAAAATCAAGCATTATCATAGACCCACCCTCTAGTAGCACCCGTATAGACTAAGTTAAAAGCTCGTCCCGAAGTAGTAATATTAATATCACTAGTAGTTGCATTAATTAAATTGCCGTTTCTTCTAATAAACAATTGAGCAGTGATACTAATTCCAGTTTGGTCAACAAATCGAATCTCATCGCCCACTGTTGGTGTTGTTGGCAAAAACACTTGAATATTATTGTTTTTAAAACTTGTATCTATGAACAGTCGATCCCCGGCCTTTGCGTCATAGTTATCTCTAATTACTTTCCAAGCAAGCTTTAAATTGCCAAGGATATTCACAACGGTGTTATTATTGCCTAAATTAATAGTATCAACTTGAGTACCAACGCCAGTGCCGGTGTCAACAAAAAGATTCGCAATATTTGTTAAAGATTTGATCTTACCTTCTTCTAATATAAGATCTTTTTCTATTTGAGCATTCAAAATTGTGGCTGTAGAATTGGGGCCGTAAATTTTTCCAGTGACATATATATCCCCAGTAACATCTAACGCACGAGCTGAACCACGTGTTCTTACTACATCTGATGCTTGAATTACATTTTTACTGGTGTCTTTAAATAATAGACCAGATCCTTGAAGGGTTCTGGCATTAGGATCAAGTTTGGGTATAATTAATTCATTAACAATATTTAAATCATGTTGAATATATACGGTTCCACCAAGTTGTAGATTAGCAGTATCCTCAATTCGGCCTATTTTGATCTGACTAGCGACTGCTCCAATTCCTAAAGCAGTAACATAATTTGGTAGAAGGTCAAATTCTGTAGTAAACTGACCTACTGTAAGTGTTGCCTTACTATTGGCACCCCTGCCACTAATTGTAACAGTTCCATTAACTTCTAAATTATTTTTAATTATTGTTTGGCCAAAGGTATTGCCCATTTCAATATTGAATGCGCCACCCCCAATGGCTAAGGAAGTTACAGTTTGATTGAATACGCTGGCTGATGTTGTAGCGGCACTAGCTCTAATGTCAGCTGATGCTTGACCAGTTATTGCTCTTCCTTGAATTACAATGTCACCTTCAAAATATGCCGAATCATTACGAACTCGAAATTCACCGTTAGTAGAGCCAATGACAATGTTATTAGCTCTTCCACCAAGGTTTATGTTTTTAACTTTATCATCAAAAATATAAATTTGCTCTGATGTACTCTTCATATAAGCAGGTGTACTGTCATCATATCCTATGAAAAATTGACCGTTAATAATATGCAAATTGTTATTAACATAGGTATTGCCTGCTACAGAACCTATGGAGATAAAAGTAGCTTCCCCGCCAAAATTTATATTTTTCACATTTTCTGGTAAGAAGTCAAAATTTTCACCAGAAGTAACGGTTGTTGTAATTTTGGAAGTTCCACCTACATCAAAAATTAATTCTTTTCTTAAAACTAAATCTTGTTTGGCTAATGCATTTGTTTCAAATTCAATAGCATTACTGGCGTTTAATAATAAACTTCCAGTTGTAGATCTAACTGTATTTGTTTTAAGTAAAACATTTCCTGTTTGAATTTCACCTGAAACTGTTAGACGATTTTGTACATCCGCATCATTTTTAAATTTAACTATACCAGTGGTAACACTACCAATGTTTATGGTATTAGTTTCAGCACCTATATTAATTGTTTTAACTGTGGTATTGAGTAGATTAAAATTAGTTAAGGTAGAACGTAAACTCCCGCCATCAATATTAACATTTTGAACAACATTTAAATTGTTATTTACAGTGGTTGTACCAGTAACAGCACCAATATTCATTGCCGTGGCAGCACCCGCTAAATTTACTGTAGTAGCTGTGGTATTAACAATTTCAATTGTGGGCTTATTAGTTACAATATTTTTACGGAAATTAACATCACCGTCGATGTCTAATACAGCCAATGGGTCCGAGTTATAAATTCCTACCCTACTTCTAACAGCATCAATAAAAATTGCATTACTTGATCCAGCAGCATTTTTTACATTCAAAGCTAAATTTGAATTTTGAATGTTGCTTTTAAGAGTACTTAGGTTGGATAATAGTTCAAATGTTAGATTATTAGATGATCCCAAAGTTAAAGGAGTAGTACCTGCTATAGCCAATGTGCCATTAATAAAATTATTACCAGTTGTCTGAACAAAGTTACTAACATTAATAACATTGCCAAAACCATCAATTAGGTTTTGAGCATTTAATGCTGTGCCATAAAAGTTAAATTCAGATATTGCTGGGGTAAACCCCTTTCTAATAATGCCAGTTATGCCTTCATTTTTTAAAATGCGTCCATTTGCAGTTAAATAGTTTGGCGTAAAGGTATCTTTACTGAATATGCCTAAAAGAATATCACCAATTTTTAATTTAATTAAAGTTTTTGTTACTCCGGCAACATCAGTTAAGTTAACGATTTCATTTCCAGATACACCTTGCTGAGCAGTGTATATGGGACCCGCAAGTCTTGTCCCTTGGCCATCATTAAAGTAAAGTTGTCTTCTTAAACTGTCAATCCATATATCGCCAGGTCCTAGACTAGGTTCCGAACTGCTGACTTGTGGTCTATTTGGTTCTTTAAAGATACTGCCATTAAAAATTCTAATTTTTTCTTCACTGGTATCATACCAAATTTGACCTTTAATAGGTGCTTTTGGAGCGGTCGTACTAGCAAAATTTTCTAATAATTTAACAAAATTTTGGTTAAATTCTAAACCATAGTTATTAGTGCTTTTACCTACTAAAGTTAAATCAGTAGATATTTTATCTGTACTATTATCTAAAATATCAGCTAGTATAGTTCCGTCAGTTTTAATTATAGTATATGGCATTATACAAACCTACCAGTAAAAATTATAAATTTCAGCTTGTCTATGGGACTACTATTACTAAGATTAGGCAATTTAAATACTGGAATGCCATCTTGAATTTTTTCGTTACTGTTAGTATATTCATATCCTATAATTGAAAACAAGTCTGAATATGTACTCACTGGCAGTGCTGAACCATCACAAATTCTATAACCAGATGGAATAGCAGCAATAGGCGTACCAGCCCAAATAGTTATTGTTCCTATTGGCACCAGTGCCAATGTGTTAAGAAAATTAGGTTTGGAAATTTTACTTAATTGTCTAACACCGTTTACTTCTCTACTGACCAATAACAAATCATTGGAAATTAAACTAGTTATTTCAGGTTTATTAAAGATAACATCAGGAGTTAATGAAATTGATATAAGATTTGTGTTTAGAGAATTTGTATTTACAGAATTTATATTAAATGAACTTTGAGTGTTAGATAATTTAATATCGCCATCAAATTTAATATTAATTCCATTAGTTAACGAGTCTGCTGATCCAGTAATATTCCCATCCAAATTGCCTTTAAAATTTCCAAAAATTTGAACAGGATTATTAGTATCGCCTATTTGGTCTACCCAAATGTTTTTCCATCTCATGCCATTGGGATACGTAGTAGTAATAGGGGATCCTAAAATATAGGTGCTATTGGATTTTGGTAAAATATTAACCATTCTGCTAGTTTCATCAACATAAAGACCTTTTGCAACAGACAATGTTTTGGCCACAAACATTCCGCCAGTAGTATGTATACTTGGAAAATTAGGAGCTATTACATCGGTATCATTAGTTCCTGTGACTATTAATGATTCATTAGTTTTTATATTGCCCACTACATCTAAACTTTGATTAGGTGCTGTATTATTAATGCCTACTCTGCCAGTTCTAATATTTGGTAAACCAGCGTCAATAGTTAGAATAATTTCTGAGGATATTGATTTTTGAATTTTAAAATTTATTTTAGACCCAGTGTTTTTATTAGTGAATACACTTGCTCCATTATCGACACCTATGCTTAATGATAGGTCAGTGCCTAATAATAAGCCACTATCATTTTGAAGATGAAATTCATATTTTGTTGTACTGAGTTGATCAGACCTAAGAAAATTTCTAGCACCAACAACTGTGTCACCCACAATCAATGATTCTGCTTTTTCACTAGTGCCCCAAAACTTAATACCTTTTGAATTTGTTTGTGGAATATTAGCGTTTAAGTTTAATCCTTGTTTAATTACAGGAAATCCTGGTTCAACAGTTTTAGGAGTAAATTCTCTATCGCTGACAATAGCCACTCTGCTATTTTTAACATATAACCCCAGTATTGACCTTGTACTATTATCAGCAGCATCTATAATTAAATCAACTTCAGCGGTAGTTTTTTCGTCTTCGTTATATTTTGGACCAATTAATTGCCACGGAAAACTCCCAACGTTTGTATACATATAAAGTTGTTTTCTACTAGTATCAACATACAAATCACCTTTGCTTAATCCAGCAATACGCCCTGTAGGTGTATTGGCTGATTTTTTTACAATGCCTAATTGTACCCAAGTTGTTCCGTCAAATACTTTTAATCCGCCACCTAGATCGTCTAATGTGTTATACCAAATCTGTCCTTTTACTGGATTTTGAGGTCCAGCGTTTATATCCGAATTAGAATTTTGAGCAGGACTGGCAAAATTTTCTAATAAGTGTAAAAAATTTTCCCCAATAATCTGAGTATATCCGGAGTAATTCTTGCCTATAAAAGTAAGACTAGTATTTGTATTTGTTCCGCCATCAGGCACTGAATACACATGATCTTGGGCACTATTAGTTATAGGTGTAGTATTTGCCATATTATGTTCCTAGCCCAGTTAAACTTTGTATTCTAACTGTGTAATCTATTTGAATAAGACGATTCAAACTCTTTTGTACTGGGTGAAATACCACATGAGTTAATAATTTACTTTGGTTAGTTTCACTATATGATTTTAATCCTAGTTCATCAAACACATATTCTGATTCGTTATTGGTTATGTTATCAAAAGCACTTTGACCGCTAGGTTCGCCATAGTCTAAAAAACAAGTGACAAATACATCTGTATAATTTGTGCCAGTGACATGCCTAGTTTCTATGTAATTCCTTATGGGATCGATATTGGTGATACTTCTATCATCCACCACTTTAGTATAAGTTGGGTTATATAAATCGGCGTTGATCCCGGTAGAATTTGGGGTTAGATATGTAATAATACCTGTGGGGTCCACCGCAGTTCCGCCGTTGCCAAAGGCCATTTCATAAATAAATCCTTGCCCAGAATTGGATATACTACTAGCTAGAGCTACACTCATATTTTCATAATGGATGGCATTACGTTTATTAACGTAAATTTCTTTGGAACTTGGGTCCCAAATCTTAATATGTCCTTCTATATGAATACCGCCAAAGTCTTTGTTTTGCATGATTATTTCTCTATCAAAATATTTATTTTATCCGCTACCTAGTTTTTTAGGGGCAAACTTTAAAAAATATGCTACGCTATTGGTCGAATTAGCTATATCTTTGCCTGAGTCTTCCCAAACGGTCAATGTTTTTCTTACAACCTGTGTTTTAATTCCAAGTCTTGGGATGGTATTTAAGTGAATTTGAGCTGTAGTTTCGTCAATTGTAAAGTCTGCAGGATGTTCAACATCACCTTGTGGGCTTTCTGGATGAATTCTTGCATCATGTAGTTTATATGGATTTTTTCTTTGTCTAACTCCGCCCACAAATATTTCAATACCGTCCTTACTTGGAATATAAGGTAAATTGGAATTAGGCATCCACTCATGAATTTCTGTTTTATCATCATAAGGGATTGTTTCTGCAAACCCAATATCAAATACTTCTGTACCTAAAGTATGTACTTGGGGTATACCTGTCCCCCAAGTACCTCTACGAAGTTGAGTAATTTTATTTTGATTTTTAATAAAGTATTCAATTCTTTCGCCATTGATATAAACAACACCTGGTTGATTTGAAGATATATCTGGATCATTTAATGTCGATGAGTCATGAACTTCAATTTCTTTATCAGAAAACTTTAATTCTTTAATCAAATATGTTGTTCTATTTTTGCTTATTCTTTTATAATGCGATCTATTTAGGATATCCTTAAATTGCATAAATGCAATTGGGTCCCTAGTAATATTAGATCCAAACGTTAATACTGAGAACCTATCGTCCTTTGTTGGAATAGTATTAAGAATAACTTCCATTTTATTATCAGATAATATATAATCCATGTTGGGCATTAACAACGTTTTATTTTTAATAACCCATACATAATTAGCATTGATTATTGGTCTGTTAAGTGACAATATACCGCCACTAACTCTAATAGCATCCAAATAGTAGATACTATTTTGATAATTCTGTATGTTAGATTTAATTTTATAGCTACTTCGTTGAATATTTAAGATATCATGATTATACATAGAAATTACTTCTATTTGAGTGTTATCTGGATAAGAGTTTTTAAATTCAATGAAATTAGAATTTCCATCCTTTCCTATCTTATAATCTGAATTTTTTACTAGTGTAACTATAACTTTGGAATTCTCTGTATAATAATTTGGTAATATACTAATTTTTTGAGTGATCAAATCTATTTTATAAGCCATACCTAGTTGAACTTCATTATTATCAATATATACTTTGTAATCTTCAAGAATATTGAACACTTCCTCATCATTGACACTTCCCTTACCTAAGGGAATATCATAAGCATACACATTATTTTTTAATATAAAAAAGAATGAATCAGTAGAATTTAATATTTCATTGCCAACTCTAACAATAGTATTCTGTGTTAAAGGAAAACTTTTTCCAATAGGATTTAATAAATTATATTTTAATGTAGTTCCATCTGAAGTTAATGTTTCTCTACTTACTATACTGGTAGAAATATTAGATGTCTTTTTAAAAATTATGTAGTTTACTACTTGACCAACAACAAGCTCATCGACAAACTTAATAGCTAATTTATTTTTAAGATTATAAGTTTCATCAGTTTTGATTATAGTATAATTTACAACTTCACCTGACACTAATACCATTAATTCTAAATCATCTCGCCAATTAAAATTTAATATTAGTTCTTTAGAGGCTGTTTCTATAATTTTATAATCAATATCTAAAATATTGTTACCGTTAAAGCCTAAATTAATAATTGATATAATTTTACCTTGAGTCGGGACTGTGAGTAGTTTAATTGAAACCCTGTTAAAATCCACAATATAATCTAAATTAGGACGTAATATATTATCACCAACTTTGACAATTGCCGCAGATTTATTATTAGGGTACTGACTTATTTTATATTCAGACATACGGCCATCGGAGATATAATTATCGCAGGTAATATCTGCTGATTCGTTAATCAAAAAATCCGTTACCTTGATTACCAATGTGTCTGCCACATGTCCAGGTAGCATTTCCTCAGGTGCTGGACTGGTCAACGGACTAATAAAACGATCACCGTCAATTATAATATCATCAGCAGCCATCCCCGATGCAGTTACATAAGGAATACCATTATTTTTTCCAAACTTTCCACCCTGTATTAGTGCATCATATATTCTAGTATCATCATTAACAGTCCTTGGGTCCCATAATTTCTCTCCCCAAGGATTATTTTCGCTATCCCATTTCTCAGGAGGATCAAAATTTATCCCAACAATGCTCACACCGCCATAATCAATGCCAGTCATTAGTTGAGCAAAATCCTTGCCTATCATGCCGCTTTCTGGAGCATAATAATAGGCAATTCTATCTAAGGCTTTTAGATGATTGAAATCTTTTTTATAATTAATGGTTATAAGATATGTCTTGTTTTCGTCCTTTACTTGCGGGTCATCAAGAACTAGTTTACCATAATAAACAGTATGAGTGCCATCAGGACTAGGTTTACTAGTTTTTACTAATGAATAACTGCCTTTTAAAGCATCAATTTCAATGCCATCAATAGTAAATGTCACTGAACTTTGATTTTTTTCAATATTTGGACTGTATATTAAATCAAAAGAAATAGTGTCTTTGTTGCCAATAAAAGTTTCAGTTTTAGTCAAAGGTAGTATGTTTTCTATGGGCTCTTTGGCATATCTATCAAATCGTAAACCTAAAGTATTAGATCTAACTAGATCATTTTTTATTACAGCAGTGGCCCTAGCCTCTACACCATCAACATCTAAATGACCTTTTATTTTAATAATTGGTGCTTTATAATATCCAGAACCTCCATTTAATACTTCAATTTGTATAACTTGACCTTTAGCTATAAATGCCCTAGCTGTTGCTGGGGTTGTACAATCACCTATGATTTCAACTATTGGTCTAGAAAGATAATTACTGCCGCCATCAAATACTATAATTTCTTTAATGGTAAAACTGGCGTTTTCTCTCCATAAACGCCAAGGATAATCATCAACTACTTTGTCAAAATATACTAATCCGTTTGATGCTCTTGTTTGAATAGCTTTTATTTGATTTTGAGAAACATATGATGGCAAATCAAAATCAGTAACTAAACTTTGTGTATTTTCCATGTCATTATAGATACTGACAAATTCCCTTATTTTAGTTCTATAAGGTTTAACCTCAGCAATATAATTTTCAAAATCTTCTAAGTTATCATTACTATATGTTATTTTTTGACGAAGTTTTCCTACATTATGTAATGCCTTAACAAAACTAGTTTTAAAAATCCAATCTACAAATGGTTGTTCTGATAATGCATATTTGATACTTAAAAAGAAAAGATTTAAGTAAAGTATTCTACGATTGTCTATGAGAATTTTGTCTTTTAATGAATTTAAAATAATTCTTAATTCAATACTACCTGAATTATCAAATTTATTAATATCATATAGACTGCTATCGTAACCAAGTCTATTAGATTTAAAATTATAAAATTTATTACTTAATTGAAGTGAACCATTTTGACGACCTATTACTTGAAAACTTTGCGTATAATCTATTGATTCTATGTCAGAATATTTTTCTAATAATAACCATCCAGAACTGCCTACGTTATTAACTTTAATAACTTGCCCTATTTTACAATCACTTGAAAATAATTGATATGTACCATCCACCACAAAATCCACCCTAGTGAATTGATCATAACCATCTTCATACCAATCAATATAATTCCAAAAATTAGTAACATCATAATCTTGGATTTTTATTTTACTCCAAGTGCTACCGCTATAGGTATAAATGCACCAATTGCCAAATACTGTACTATCACTTCTTACTAATACCGTAATATTTCTTAATGATAACCCAGTATTTGAAATATCGTAACCCTCACCCTGTGATAGAATTTCAACTCTATCTATTCCGCCTGTATTGTTTAAGACTGCTCGAGCTTTGGCATTTTCTCCCGATCCAGCAATAGTTATTGGCGGAGCATATTGATACCCATACCCACTGTCCAGTACACTTATTCCTACTAGTTTACCATTCTCAATATTCAAAGAAAGACTGGCTTTTTTAAATGCATCAACATTTATAAACCGCAATTCTTTTTCGGTATCGATTACATAATCATATAACCCAAAAATTTCACTAGGCGCTTGATCTTTCTTTAATAAATCAGTTAAATCTATATTATCTATTTGAATTTTTTTGAATTCACTATTGAATCGTTCTATAACTTGTTTGATTGCTTCCAATCTATTGACAAACATACTTTGTCTTGGTTTGAATTCTATGCCGTAACGTTGTTTAGGTGACAAAGAAATATCAGGAATCATCTTGCCATTTTCATCAAATCCCACCAAACTATCAATCCATTTTCTTTCAAGCTGTTTAGGGATTTCAGTTTTTTCATTTTCACTAATGATTTTCCATTCACTGTGAATATTTGTATTACGATCAATATTTGGCAACCAATATTGCACTGACAAAACTACATCCTTAGATGATAATAAATTTTTAATATTGGTCAAACTAACACTATTAGTATTAATAAATTCAATATACTTTAATCCTTGTCCTTTAGGATTGCTAATAATATTTGAAATTTCTAAAGCTGAATTTATTCTACTAGTTGAATTGGGCAATGTTGATTTATTTTTTACCCAAAAGTAATATAATGATGTAAATTGCTTGGAGATTGAATCATATTTTCTTTTCACACTATAAACTGAATTGCCATAGAGTGTAGTACCAGTAATATTTTGAGTTATTCCATCAATAGTATTTGATACAATATCCCAGTCCCCTGGCAAAATTTTAGATTCCACCCATTCATAAATATCAACACTGGCTGTTTCGTATAAGGTATTCCAAGTGGAATTTTTATAGGTTATATCGCCTATATGAGCATCTAAAAACTTAGCCCTACGTAAATCCCACCATAATGTGCCAACTTGCGGATCTAACCAGCACATGCCATCATCCACATTTACATCTAATGTGGAATTAAGTACTTTGTATGAATATGTTGCAGGATCGTAATATGTTTTATATTTGATCTGCTCTTCGGCTTTGCCAGGAATTTTACCTTGAGTTATATCTATAATATCCAAGTAGGTTAATAACTCGTTGGATCGTCTGTTATATAAAAATATTTTTTTAAATAAACTTAGATCAATTTTTGGACTTTCTTTTTCGATAATTTTCCAACTATAATCACTTCTATAATGTGTGTAAACGGCACCACTTCTACGATCATTTTGAGCATTTGGCGCAGATACTATGATATCATTATCAGCAGCGGCAACTCGATCACCATATTCATCAGTGCCATTGGTTTCTACGCTTAATGATTCAGCATAGATAAACTTATTTTCATATCGATCATAAACATCTACCCTGCCAGAGTCAAGATTAATTACGGAACTATCATCATAATTTACAGTGCTATCATCATAATTAAACAAATTATTTCTAGAGCTGTCGCCTAGTCTATTATAAACAACTAAAGTTCGTTCATTATTGACAAATTTTAAATATGTGCCAAATTGCTCATTGGCGTCAAGAGCCTTATTTCTATCAGTTAATGTTTGAAATAGATTGAAATCTTTGTAAACATATACTGCTTCTTTAGATGACACAGCTAGATAAGTTCCATTTTCTGATAGAGATACTGCTTGACCAAAATTTGTTTTACCTAAAAATCCTATTTCACGAGTTGGATGAAAATCATAATCGCTGCGTTTTTCGAAGAGTATTACCTTGCCAGGACAATTATGACTTAATGATGCGGAAACTACAAGTATTTTAGCTGTTTGATCAATATCAAAATCATAGGCAAATGGATGATCTACATCAATTGGCTTAATACTCGTCATAAATTGCCAATTAGAACTGTCTCCAAAATTCTTAAAATAATATATTATACCACTAATACTATCACCATCTGTACTGCTAACAGTTAATGAATATGCTTGATCATAGGCAAATTTTATTTTATATCCAAAGTAAGGATCTAATATCAATTCTGGATTTGAGATTGTTTCTTTAGGAATATATTTGTGATTAAAATCATCTAATAAAAATACTTTAATAACGCTATTGCCATTTAGTTTGCCACTAACAGCTAACCATTGACCATCATCACTAAATGCTAAACTATTGCCAAATTCATCTAAATTTGAATTTATAATTTGAAATAAAGACCAATCTGATATAATAGAAGGTTTATAATAAACAAAAACTTGATTTTGAGCATTGGTAATTGCTAGATAACTTGCTGATTTGCTAATAGTTATAACTTTTCCAAATCTACTAGCATTTGCTAGATTTAATCTGTATATTTTATTTCTATTATAAACTGAATTATTTGCCCATATTGCATATTTGTTATCAATTGATCTATTGACCCAAGCTAATTCATTTACTTTGAGATAATAAGGAACTGCTAAATTATCTATTGTATCAAATCTTTGTTTGGTCAATTTAAAGAGCTTGATAGACTTTTGCGGGTCCACTGAAGGAGGAGGACTATAACTTTTTAAACCTGTTGAAACTGTAATAGTGTCAATATTAATGGATTTAATTTTACAAAATATGTTTAATGGTGCATAATTATTTGTTATTCCAATTAACTCGCCTACTACAAAATTAGGACGATTATCTAATTTTAATACCAAATCACTGTTGCTATTGTTATATGTTAAGGTAAGAACTTCATATGGCATATGCGTAAATCTATGCACATTCCAGTCATCATTAAATTCATTTAATACTGGTTCAAAAGCTGTCCAAATGTAGTCACCTGAAGTAAAATTAAGTGTACTAACTGTTAATAAATCTTCTAACTTATCTGTATTAAATGTAACTTGATCGTATTTGACAAATCCAGGGGTACGTAAAAATGGTTTAAAGTTATTATTAATAACCCAAAGATCATTTTGATAATTTTTAGGTGCTAGATATATGTCCTTTTTAGTTTGTTTAATTACAAAATCTAATTTACTATTATCAATAGTAGATACTAACTCAAGTGGCTGCGGATTAATTTTAAATTGACTTTCATCTAAAATAAATTCCACTTCATCAAATGCATCTTTGGCGCCATATTGGCCCACTCTTATGGCCCATTCTTCAATGAAGTCTATGCTATCTTTGTCCTCTGCACTTAATACATCAAAAAGTTTGTCTAAGGAATTGATGGTGCCTTTATCTTGAATCATTCCTTGATAAAATTTAAATTCACTTACATCATTTTTAATAATATTTTCCAAATACTGACGTTTTTGATATCCAATTAAATGCTGTGCCATTTTTTGTTGACCAACATCAAAATTATCACTGTCTAAATCATAAAAATCTGTGAACTGTAAAGCCTTGTAGTCCCAGTTGGGTAATAAATCACTAACAGGCTTTTTATCTAATTTAATCCAATTATTTTTATCAAAAGCTTCAGTACCTGGTAAGAAATTATTTGCACTATAATAAAATTCTTTATATTTTACTATGTCTCCAAGGTGATAGTCATTCCAAGGGGCCCAATCATCAATATTAGCTTGATCGTAAATGAATCCTGGAGCATCTAAACTGCCATCCCAATTAATTGTTTTATAACCTGCAATTTGAATTTTTTCTTGTCTATATCCTGTTTCTAGGTTATAAATTAAATCATTAAATTGAGTAACATTGTCAATTAGTAAGACATGTTCTTTTTGTACTAGATAAAAAGTAGCGCCATATATTCCTAAATTTTCTTTTTTAGGACTAAGCGTAAAAGTATTGTCATATCTAAGATAATTTAATAAATTTGGATCATATTTTTGACCATCTGCTGAAAATATTTCATAATTAGTATGTTGTTCTCTAAGATCATTTACTGTGTTGTATTGTAATTTTAAATCTAATTGCAATGCTGCTGGACTTAAACTAATGGCCGCAGCACCGTCTGAATTTAAGTTTTCTAATTTAAAATAATTAGCAATATTAAACGTCTCACTTGGCAATTGATCTTGTTTTGATCTATAATAATCGCCATTATAGAACACAATTTCTCCAAGTTTATATGACTTTGTTTCTTCCCAATCTACATATTGATCACTTCCTGAACTCCAATTTTGAGTAGTCCAAAATAAAAATTCTTTTACACTAACTTCCCAACTGGCTACATTTCTTAAATCTGCATTAAAATTATCAAAACTAAACCCTTGATCTTTTAAATATTCCCCATGGCCCTGTAAAAAATCAACTACTTCTTGAATAGAATCCAATATAGTACCATAATTTAAAATTAATCTTTCTTTTTCCCACTTCTTTCTCAAATTAGCTGTCACACCGCCAACCAATGGCAAAGCTGGAATTTTTTGTAATAGATCATAACTAGGATTATCTTGGCTAGCATGACTAATTTTGACTCTGTAATAATTCCTATCGATTAATACGATATTGCCAACTAGATATTGTTGATTAGACGCCCATTCAATATAACTTTCACTAATTCCACCTACATTAATATTAATTCCAGATTGTGACCAAGCATAATAATAAAAATAAGGATTTGTTTGATTATAACCTTTTATTGAATACCCAATGCCTCGTTTGGTCTTGATTTTAGTTATAATGACCCCAGTATATGATACTTTTTTAGTAGGACTACTAACATTTAAAAATATTTTATAATTTTCATTTGGGATAAAAACTCCAGCTTTAGCCGTTGAACTTTTGCTATCCAAAATAAGTTGATATTTTTCTTTATTGGTAAATCCTGCTATTTTATGACTTAATTTATTGTTAATTAATTTTAAATTACTCTTATATATGTCTAGGAAACTACTGTTATCCCCTTGTAAATAATCAGTAACATAATTAACTAACCCAGAAGTAAAAACTCTAGTGGTCTCTTATATTATTTGGTAATTTAATATCAGTCAAACGTAACCTTAAATTTGTATCCTTGTATACTAATTGATTAGTTCTGTTTTTAATTATTCTAGATCTGTCCAAATAACAGCCTAATACACGATTTGGCTGCATTAAAATCATAGTAATTAATAGGCTAAATGGATAATAACTACTACGTCTCCATGCTGTTTCTACTGGGCCTTGATCACCAAATGAATAATTTGAATTACCAGTAGTATCAAACACCCCTTGAGCTAGATTGCAAACAATTGGGTTTGTTAGGTTTCCTGATTCGTCAACAGGAATATTATTTAAAACTGGTCTGACAAATTTATGATTTCTATTAACTGGTTTACCAGGTTCTTTAATCACGCCGTCGCGTAGATCCTGCCAAAGTATTAGATTATTAGATGTATATGGGGCAGGACCATAAGTATCCTCCCACCATTTTGGCTTAATACTAAATCCTAGACTTTCCCAAGGTGTTAAATTTATACGATCTGTGTCAAAGTATAATTTATAAATTCCACGCCAAAATCCTGGAATATTTCCACCGTCTATGCCAATTGCTTCACTGTAATTGAATGTAAATGGATTTGATGAATCGTATATTAAAGGTTGGCTAAAATCTTTGTCAATTAAACTAGTCCATTTAAAAAAGTTAGGAGCTAGTATTTCATTAAACTCAGCTAAGGAGTATTCAGTTGGTCTATTAGCTCCTGGTATAAAATCATATATGTCTAATATAGTTTCATCATAACGAATTTTAATATTATTAAAAATTCTTTTTTCTAATTCTAATATTATATCATCTCTATAATCATTATAAGCTAATATAACACTACCATCATGTCCTTGTATCAAATATTTTGGTTCTAATAAAGTAGTATCTAAATATTTTTGAGGCTCAAATTTAGGATATAATCCTAATGTAGTTGGGGTTGGTGGGATAAAGCAGCCATCTGTGCTTTCATATTCATAAACAGTTAAAATATCATTTTCTTTAATAGCTGTTAATACTTCAATAAAACCATCAAATCCAAATAGATAATCTCGTTCATGAATTAATTGAACATCGTTTAGGTAGACATTTACACTTTTATAACTTAATGTTTCTAATGTAAAGGGAGCAGATAAAGGATATTTGACTGTTCTGTAATCTTGCACTGTGAAATCAGTTTTTTTATTTGCACCAAAACCTAGGACATCACTAAAATAATAGGGTGCTGTTTTAGGCGTTCCTTGATTAATATCAAATAATATTTGATCTACTGAATCCTTAACTGATACATCACTTGTCAAATTTGTTAGGTGATTAATAAAATTTCTTTTAAATTTGCCATACTCATCTCTAGCTTTTTCTAATGCTGATATAATATTGGCATTTTTATTTGTCAAATGATATAACGCTGAATTTATACTTCCACTATGTTGAACAAATTTTGTGCCATAACTACTAGTATTAGAAAGATCTCTAAGATTTCCCACTCCTGGATAGACGCCATTAAATGAACTAAGATTATCTATAATGGAATCTACATGATCGATGACTTCACCTAGAGTAAAATCATTAATATTATTGTTTAATGGATTATTTTGAAAATTTATTGGGAAGTCATATTTGCCGTTATTGTTTTTAGTCTGTTTACTATAGCATTTTAATGTAACTATATCTAAATCTGTTACATCATTTTTTAATACAACTATTTTATAAGCAACTTCATCCTCAATATGAAATAAGTTTTTATCTAATCTTTTACCATTTATATAAACTTTTACTAATAAATCATCGAGATTATCTTTATCATCATATACATCTACGGGAAACTTATTTGTTAAATTAGAATTTTTATAGATTCTTATAATAGGCTGAACATTTTTTAGCGTATTTTTAGTCCATCCATTTAGATATTCACTGCCTAATTTATTATTCTTTTTAATAAATTTATTATCAGTATTTTCAGTTATTACTTCAGCTTGTATTTTATAAGAAAAAGTATTTTGTAATAGATCATAATTAAAAAGAATATCCCCTACGTTGTTGATATTCTTGTAACTTAAGGCAAATCTCAATTCAGAATCTTGTTTACCAGTGCCTATTTTATAGGAAAAAATCTTATTACCTGAAAAGGTTGAGCCATCATATTTGCTAGCATCAGTTAAATTAACACCATCTTCGTCGAATAAATCAAATAATGGCTGCTGATTTTGAGTCGTTTTTGTTTGGCCAAGTATCCATTTTGCACCATCATACCATAGCATTTGTGCTGTATATTTTACACCAGTTTTAACTAATACCACATCATGCAAATTTGGATTAGTATCAGGTTCTTCTTCTAAATGGATTCGTCTAATGCCAAAGTCATTATTATTTTCATGTGTGGTAATAAAATTTACTCGATATATTTTACCATTGACTAATGGATCATTATCCCCAGTGAATAATATTCTATGACCGTCAAGTAAAGATACATTATCAATATTATAACCTAAGGACCCTTCTATAATTGAAAAAACATCACTGGTAAAATCGTCAACTAAATCAATATCCTGTTTAGGGGTTATACCAAAATTAAAAAGTTTAATATTTGCATTAAATTCTATAATTGGACGTTTGGCTCGTTGTAATTGATCAAATACTGGCTGTTGTCCAAGTTCAATGGCTGTTTTCTCTATTATAGACTCGTGAAACCAACGATTATATCTGCTCCAAGGATTTCTATCTGTACTAGCCCTATTAATTGTGATGTAATCTTTGACCGTTGGAACATACTTAACATCATTATAGGCTAACTTGTCATAGCCTGTGTCATCAAATGTTACCTCAAAGTTTTTGGTATAAGGTGCTATAATTTCTAATTGCTTTTCAGGAATGAGTTGAATTTTATCACCCACTCCCTCTACATAAAAATCGCCTTCACTATAAAAGGACGGTGTCACACGCCCTTTGAAATTAACCTTCATACCATTACTCAAAGACAGCCCGCTACGCAATGTATATGTTTGGCTATTAATTATTTCATTTTCAACATCTATTGCAGTATTTTCTGTAATGTCAAATACTTTAATTATGCCTGAGGTATCTGGTGAATTTTCACTGACATAATATAGTACATCTGGACACTCTAATGGAACTGTGAAAGTTATTATGCCATTTTCCACAGCATAATTATCCACGCCATCTATAAATCTATATGCTTCACCAACTTGCCTTTGAGTTTTTATACTAAATGGTTCATTAAGACATTTATTAATTTCAAAACGATATGTCTGCCCACGATATAAAGTTAATGATGGGTTTCTAGTTAGCCCATCTGGTGTAAAAAGAAATGCTCTATTATCGCCTTCATCACTGAGTTCAACTTTATATGTTTTAATTATCTCTAGTTGTTGCCCAGGAATTGTTATAGCATCAGGACCAAATGGCAACCAATAGTAATGAGCAAAATTGACAATTTTATCCCAATCTATATGAGGTTCCCAACTATAAAATTCTTGTTGATTAACTCTTTCATGGTTATCAGGCTTGCCGCCCAATACTGTTAAAGTATTGATATAATCTAAATAATCCTTATAAAAATTTACATTGCCTAAGGCATCCTCGATAACTAAACTTGGTTCAAGTTGATAATTTTGTCTATCTTGTACAGGCTCATTTAAAAAAATGTCATTGGCTGCTGTTGCTTTGGAGTTTTCCCTTCCTATGTATCCATTGAGACGACGTACAGTACCACTTTGAATAAGTTGATTAATTGTTCCAGAAATAAATTTTTTATTACTGTCAGTTCTATAAAATCTAGGTAGAAGATTTTCAGCCTTTCTTTTTTGATTGGGGTTATTTGATGGTGTATTTTCTAATTGATTATCGGCCATTAATAACCTCCAGTGCTACTAGAAATATTTTGCTGTGATACAATTGTATTAGATGAACTTATGGATCCATCAGCTGATATATTACTGGCTGTTATAGCACTGATTACTTCAATGTCATCAGTGGTAGCTCCATTAATAAAAATTTGATCACTCTCTGCTTTAATTTCAAATAAACTACCAAAATGTAAGTCTGGTTGTCTAGGCACTATAACAATATTAACTAGATAAGGAGTAGTTTTATTCATAACATAGGCCACTAATTCACTGAAATAAAAGCTATCGCCAAAATCCCAATTTTCTATAGAAAAGAATTCGTTTATAGCAGATAACACATTAGTTTTTATTTCATTATCACTAATTATTAGTTCAGAATTTTTAATTACTTTAAAACTAGCTCTAAGATTTAAGCTAGCATTATTACCAAATAACACTTTATATTTTACTGGGTGATAGATAATTTCATCACTCATAGCTTTAATAGAATTTAATTCTTTAGATAGAGTTAAACTTAATTGATCTGAACTCAATGGCAAAGGCTCTACATCTAATTTACCAATTAACCATCTTCTAAAATCCAAATCATATTGTCTAGTTAACACATAAAGATCCATAATATTAATTTGACCAGGATCTATTCTTGTCTCATAATCTGCACTATGTATGTATTGAAATTTTAAATCTGATCTGCCTTGAAATACTTTATAATCCAAACTGGCTATAAATCTTCCCTTTGTTGCGTTCCATTGTTGTACAGTGTTAGTGTCTAGGAAGTAGTAATATTGATCAGCAATTTTGTTAATTACAGATCCAATACTGGGCCTTATTTCTACTATATTTTTATCATTACTAATTTTATTTTTAACATATCTGTAATCTGTTTGACCATTCGCTATTTCATATTTTTCTAAAATTATATATTTTGATGTATCAGTAGTGGGATCTACTACGATATCAAAAATGTTAGGATCATCAACTATTCCATCATCGTTGCTATCATTAAAAGTTATTTCTATTTTTTTGGTATCCACATAACCATCTGTACCTAAAAATTCTCTATATATTTCCCAATCTAAATTGTAAGTAAAAGGTGTTGCTTGATTTATATCAGCTGGGTTAGTATTGATGTTTAATACTCTTATTTGATCTTTGACAATTAAATTACTTCTAGTGTCATAAATTTTATTATTACTGTCATAATAAAAACGAATTTGGCTATCACTTTCAAAAATATATTTTAATTTTCTAGATTTAACATTATAAAATTCAGTATCAGTGGTGAACAATAATAACCAACTACTATCTAATTTTTGGTTAGTAGTGTCCCCAGTTTTGCCAATATTAAAATTATCAATAATATTAAGATTGCTTTCAAATACAATTTTCCAATTTTTAGATACTAAATCGTATCTAAGACCAAATGGTTTATTAGCAAAAACTAGATCAATAATAATTGAAATAGTTGCAGTATCTAATATAGTTCTCCATCTAGGTATGATGTTTACTAATCGAGCATTAGTTGGGATTTGAACATTTAATGTAATTGCTCCATTACCATTAGTTAATTTTCCTGTTGGGTCTTCTACGTTGCTCCCTAACCCATTATTAGTAACGCTGACAACTTTGGCCCAAATGTAAGTTGACCCGCCAATTGGGATACCTGAATTTGGAATAATTTTAAAAGCATTTTCATTTAATCTATCAAAATAAAATCCAGTTTTTGCTTCAAATTTGATCAATGCTCCTGGTTCTATATTTTTTAAATCGTTATTAGTTGTGCCAATAATTATTTGATTAACATTTTTAAAATACCCAGTGCATTGATTGGTATCTTGTGTTACTTGATTCCAAGATAAATTATCGTATATTACTATTGTTTTGCCATAATTGTCATAGTAAAAATTACGGAGATTTATATCCTTAATGACATTAAAAACTTGATTATAAATTACCCCTTCGATGTCTGTTTTATTAATATAATTAAATCTAAAACTGTCTTCATAAGTCTGTTTGTAAAGTACACCATCATCACCAAATAAATTTGTACTACTATATTTGCCAGTTGGATCATTTAGATCAAAATATCTGCTAATTCCGCTGCTGGATCTATTAATGGCTTTAATTTTTATTATTTCTTGACTAACGCTTAATGGACTAATATTATAATCCTCTGCTGTGATCATACGATTTTGTGTATAATATGTAGCAGGCGCCGTAGCTTTTATTTGTTCATTACTTTCAAATGCCGCACTATTGTTTACACTAGTTTGAAGTCCCATGGTTATGGTTATAACTTCACTTTGGCCAGTATTAGAAATATATTGAATATCTACTACAACGTTTTTAATATCTTTGGGATTAATAGTATACCTAAGACCATTACTGATTCGATAATATATTCTAAAATTACCTAAAGGCAATGTACCAAAAGTTCCATCACTGAATGCAATACTAACTCGATCGTTGGTTCTAGTAATAACTGAATAGATATTTCTAATGTTTTTCTTTAAACTGTTGTATATTACATTGTTGCCTTCAAAACTTGGTACTTTAGCCCAATATTCAGATTCAACACCTCTGGTATTCAATTTATATAACCAAACATCTGTGTTATTAATATTGTCAGCATCAATATCCACAATTTCATTTGTATTAGGATTTGAAATAGTAAAAGTGCCAGTATTTAAACTGCCCTGTCTAAAGTGAGAGAAAAATCCAGAACTAGGACTGGCTGGGCCCCTACCGTCGTCTTTATAAAGGAAAGATAAACTTTTTCCTGCCTGAGGAGGATCCTCAACAATGTCAGTACCATTTTCTATAACTGTACTGACAACTTCAAAATTCATAGTTCTGCCATCTACAACTTTGCTAAATGTGAATACAGGAATAGATGTATTTAAAGTTTGTAATCTATACTGTTCTGTAGGTATATTATAAATTACTGCTTTATTATCTGGATTACCAAATTGGCTTGTTGCTGGCAACGCTGCATTAATTACTTTAATAAATTGCTCATACCAGTTATTATTAGCGTTATCATTCCAAACTATTTCTTGACCGCGTAAATTTCTGCCATTACTATCAATAATATCCTGTGTGGTACTGACACTTTGAAATTTAAGTAGCCCATTAGCAGCAAGATTACGTTTGGCATTATAGCCAATAGTTCTCGATAACCTTAAAACACTTTCTCTACGTTCAGCTAGTTCTAAAAAATTATCCCTAGCATTTAGATCTACCCTAAAAGCAATACTTTGTCCTAAAAAAGCAATCATATCTATTAAGGCTAGATATTCACTGCTTTCAATATAATCATTAAAGTCTTCTGGATAGTTTTCCCTTAGGTAGTCCACCATGACTCTACGAAGATTTTCAAAATCGTAACTTTTAAAGTTCGCGTTGCGATAACTTTGATAGATTTTTTTCCAATCTTCACTAACTAATAATCTATTTTGTCTATTGGTGGACGACATTACCTATCCTTATTCTTGATATTTATAGTAGATAATAAACTACTAGTTTAACCGATTAATCCATTATCCTGATCAAATCTAAATCTCAATGATTCTGATATGTTATAAGGCAAATAAGTTAAGTCACATTCAATTTGAATCCCACTTTCATAAGCTGTAACAATTATATCATTGGCTATTACTCTAGGTTCATAGTTAATAATATTCTCTACATTTTGTGCTATCAGAGCTTGTAAATCCTCCGTTAGTGGTTCAAAAATCACGTCCCAAATTACGGTGCCAAACTCTGGATTCATCAATCGTTCACCCTGTCTAACATGGAAATGATTGATAATATCCTGTTTAATTAAGGCCAAATCATATAGAGCAAATGATTCGCTTTCATCACTTATTGTGCTGAATCCTCTGTACGTTCTTGGCAGTGGGGGTGTTGCCTTAGGTGTACGTCCTTTTACTACTAATTTTTCATAAAGGCGTTGAATAGCCATTACTGCCTCTCCTTATTAATTTTAGCAAAAGTATCTGTACTAGTTGTATATTTTTGCTTGTCGTCAGTCCAACCCGACCAATATTCTGGCGAATCTTTATCCACTAATAGAATTGATTCGCTATTGTCTTCATTTCTACCATCAATATCTCTATCTGTTTTTTCAGGAGTAAATTGTTCTGGATCTAAATTTTCATGATGTGCCCAAGGTTCATGTGTTGGAACACGGCGCATAATAGTATCAAATAAAGTTGAACCTGTTTCATCTGGCACACTGTGAGTTTTTAATACTTTAGGTAATTCAGCTTCGTCAGCCTCGGCCGCAGTGGCTGCTTCAGGTGCTGCTGGTCCATTAAGATTAATTTTACTGGCACTGAGTACTAAACTGGCCCCACCAATACTAGTTGCCCCGCCGCCCGTCCATTTACTGGCACCGCCGCTTTTAATATCCAGTGCTCCGCCGGCAGTGATAACATTATTACCTCCAGAATTAAGTTCTGAATTTCCTCCAGCAGTTAATTTATTATTGCCACCACTTTTTAAATCAAAATTGCCACCATTTTTATGCAAATGATTTCCATCAATAGTGGTATTGACATTGCCCTTGACCCAATTAGATTGATTGCCTTCTATTATGGTATTTTGATCAGCAACCACTTCAGTTTGCATTTCACCGCCTACTTTGGTATTAAAATTTCTACCACATTCCATATTGATGTCACGATCAGCATAGAAATTTAAATCATTTTTAGTATGAACACTGATACTATCCTCTGCATAGATATCTATTTTACCATTACTGGTCATCTCTATCCATGTAGTGCCGCGAGCATTTCCAATATAAATTAAATCTTCGCTATTATGTAATAATATTTGATGCCCAGTTCTAGTTCGTAATCTAATTAATTCATTATGTGGAATAGTGACATCACCCCCTTCTTCCTTTCCTTCAACTGAAACGTATTCCGGAGGACCTTCGCCTGCTGTTTTTTTTCTAAGAAATTTATCATCACCGTCATCCATAACAAAGCTAGAACCGCCTAGTCTACTAACAAAGGTTGTAGCTTCGTTATCTGTCTTGCCTGTTTTAGCCTTTTTTGCGCCATTTTGTTTGTCTATGGGCCCTGGTGTGCTGATGCCAAATACGGCACTGGGCCATTCTCTTCTAGCACTGCTGCTAGTAATTCCTCTAATGTCGTCTAATAATAATCCTTGTTGATCTAATATATCTTTAAAGGGATGTATGGCCTTTTTAGTTTTGCTCAAATCTAAAGGTACTATTTCTGCTGATTTTAAATTAAACTCGGCCACAGGTAATCGTTTTTTGACATCCTCATCATTATAGGTTGTAGAAGCATAACCAGGTGTCATAAAATTTACGCCAGGATTTTGTGCATTATGAACGCAGCCAATCCAATAGCCTTTTTTAGGATCCCCTTGTACAAATATGACCATTACAATAGATCCAATATCTGGCGGAATCATCCACAGGCCATAACTTTTTTGTGAATTATTATAGTCCAATTCTGCTGTGGCAAATTCAGAACCAGTATATCCCATAAAAGGACTCATATATCTTACTTGATGTAGTTGACCCTCTTTATCTTTTTCAGTACCAACTTCAGATAAAATTTGCACTTGTAAATTGCCCATATATGCTGGATCTAAAAAACTAACAATTTTAGCGAGATATGGTCCTGGATTATTGTTACCTACGCCTGTGGCTTCCCTTGTTTCACTTGCCATTATTAAGCTCCTGCCGCCATTGCATCATCAGCAGTTCTAGGCGGAGTGAATACAGATGTTGAAGGGGCGTTCTCTGAGGATTCTGTGGGTTTTAAATCTTGATTCATCATTCTCACTAATTTTAATTGCTGTAAAAAAATATTCTTTTCAAAGCTACTTTCAACTTGAAATACTCTATATAACCCACTGAACTCAGGAACTAGTCTTCCTTTGCCACCAAAATCATATAAACCTGCATTGGGATTAAGATCAATGGGATTTCTAAAATTCACTACCACATAAACCTCGCCGTCTTGTGTGTTCATAGCACCATCTGCATTCATTTCAGGAATATTAGTTGCCTTTGCTGAATAATTGCCTATTCCACTATCAGCTATATAAAACGGATCACCTAAAATTTTCATGTTAAGTGATATCATGTCGCCCCCAGCGTTTAAGGCTTTGTTAAATTGTCTAGCAGCAATTGTACTAGCATCCTCTCCAGCAGTAACACCACCTCCCCTAGCGTTCATTGATGTTTCTGAATATCTTGTAATAACTTTAGTTTGAGCCTGACCTGGAGTGGAATTATTATCGCCTAAACTAGATGCTACTAAAATATCAGAGGCATCTCTTTCATTGTCAGTAGTTATGCCCCCTTGCTCTTTTTCCTCTTCTTGAATATTTTGTTCTAATGATTCATTATTTTTACCTGCATCAGCATTGAGTGCTTGATAAAAACTTGTTTTAAACTCAATATTAAAATCTAGTATATCAATATTTTTTCCAGTATACAAATATTCATATTTTTTAACAGCATTATATTTTTTTTCTTCAAGTTTTTTAGCTGGTTGATTTCCTGGAACAAAATTTGAGTAATCAATTTTATAAGGCACTATTCTAAAAACACTTAGTGTGGGGTTACGTTGAGGGCCTTTTAATCTTTTAGAGGTTGATAGTATATAATATTGTGTCTCGATTCTCCACCAATTTACTTTTTGATCGCTATCAATGTTAGCTGGATCCAATGCTCTTCTTCCATAATCACTGGCCAATATTATTTCGTTAATGGCATCGGTAATACTGGTTCCCTGACCAAATTTTGCTATACCTTTATTTTTTGTAATCTGCATGTCACCTCTGGTATAAGTGCCAGTTTTTTCGTCATAGACAACATTCTCTTTGGCAAATATTGCTTCTGCTCTTTTAACATCTTGTTCAAATCCCATTGGTGCTTTACCAATGGGGTTAGTATTTGCTTCATTTTGAAACAAAGTATCTTCTTGTGATTCAACACCTAGTTTTGAAAAAACAAGTTTATCAGTATTTTCAGTTGTTGCTGTTGGGGACATGGTTGCCCCTTGAGGGTTTGAGTTATCATCAGTTTTAACAATATTTTTACCTGTTTGCAAATCTATAGGAAATAATATTAATATTCTATCTGGATCTAAGTTTTTTCCTTTGACCAAGGCTTTAAGTGCATCATTAATAACTTTTTGTAAACTTAGTTTATCTGTTTTAGATCCAGTTTGTAACATTTCTTGGACAGTGCCACCCTGTATAGTAGGAGTACCTGTTATTTTATTGTTATCAACACTGAATGTTCTTTCATTCCATGGAATAGCCGAACAATCATATACTGTGCCCTGACCACTGACACGCATTTCAATAGCATTAAGTTTAAGAGGGATATGCTTTCTAGACAATTTTGCTCTGAAATTTTGTTGATTTGCGGTTAAATGACCTTTAAATTCTATACTTAAAAGCATGGGCATACTTAACCAATTATCATATCCAGCTTGAAATGCTGCAACTTGCACTGTTTGAAAGAATAATCCTGTACTATAAGGCTCTGTAATTTGAAAAGTTATAGAGGTAGAGTTAGTATTTCCTGTAGCTTTGTTGTATCCAATAATACCACTTATTTTGATATTATCTATAAAAGCATCAAATCTTCCAGATGGATTTGCTTTGCTTTTAAAATTGGTTAATTTAATAGCATTACTATTAATTATATCACCAGTTCCGCCACTTTTTACTATTATAGGACCAAGTAGATCTCTTCTATAAGTTTCATCAGGAAAGTTTATGGAATTACCATTAAGCACACTTAATGTAAAAATACAATTATAACTGTCAAACTCACCAAGTTCATTGGGAAATGGTTCACCTGGTATTCTTTCAATATAGGCCAAATCTTTTCCAGCTAGCAATTCACCATTTATGTCTATATTTTTTTTATTATCAACTTCATCATCAACAACTTTTCCAGGTATGGGTTTAGGTATTCCCCCTGTAATACTGCCTAACCCTGCAATTTTATTTTGTAATTGACTTATACCGCCTGAAATATTACTGGCTAAATTGATATTTTCTAATTTTTTAGTAACAAAGTTTTTGGCTGCTGTGGTGGCACTGGCTAAATTAAATCCCATATTACCCTCCTAATACTTTCATTAAGCTATTAGCTTTTGGTATATAAAATTGAACTCCTGGGACAAAATCAAATATGGGATCTTGGATAACGTCCAAATTACGTTGCATAAAAACCCACCAAAGATCTGGTGTTTGATATAAGTCATAACTTAATAGATCTGGTCTATAGGCATATTGACTTTCTAATGTATAGTAAAAATCATCTAGTTCAGCACTAACTGGTCTGATTGTAAGTACTCCCAAATAGTCTCTAGTTATTTCTGTAGTATACCAAGGGCTGTTTGAATTATAAGCTGTTACATTCATTATAGATATCCCTGTCCTTTATATCCGCCTTTGACAAATTCCTCTAAATTGAATCGACGTACTTGAGTTCTACTATACACTGGCGTGACTGTTACACTAAATTGACTTTGCGTGGGTACATGTGTTGGTGCAGATAACATTTCTTTACTAATTGATTTATCCCCTGCTCCACCACTAAGAACTTTTGCTACATTGGCTCCATTAGAAATAAAATTCAATACTTTTCCAGCACTAGTGGCACCAACTGCACTAGCAACTCCAGACAGTAGTTTGGCTGTTGACCCAATTTTATCTAGGTTAGACCCCCCTCCTCCGCCGCCTCCACCCCCGCCAGCGCCAGGTGCTTGTTTCATTATGTCTGCACTGATATAATCAACTTCTTTAGGCAATGTCACATTGAAGCTTTTAACTACAACTGGCACATTTTTAAAAACATAATCCCCATAAGCACTAAACTTTAATATAGGCGGTGGGTTTCCCACGTAGGCATTTTCCCCTGCATACATCTTAGTAACACTTCTTAAAAAATGTACTGCGGCAATCCAATATAATGCTTCATTCCAATCTTGAACATAAAAGTCGCCATTTATTTGTATATCGCTAACTTTGCTATCTTGATAGGCTATAAATTGATAATTCTGGTGAGTAAGACTTTGTTCACCGTAACTAACATTATGACTAATAGTTATGGTAGGAGTATAGGGAAATATTAATCCCCCAGATGCTCTGATTGGCTCTAATATTTGACCTTTGCTAAAAACTTCATTGATCCTATCATCCATTCCTGGAAGATATAATCTAGCTCGCCAATCTTTACTGGCATCAGTGACAAAAGTAGCATTAGCTCCGGCAGCACCTCCACCACCCCCGCCACCTTTTGGCAAGTTGATACTACGAATTGCGCTAAGTAATTTACTAGGGTCACCAGAAGTTAACGCAGACCCTAAATTTGAGACTGCATTGATGCCGCTAGCTATATTACCAAGCGCACCAAGCGCACTTTTTGCACCAGCAATTGGGTCGAACGCCATATACACTACTCCTTGGCTAATATTTATTTGACTTTATAATGTACGTATATTATAATATACCTATAACAGGACTGACTGATGACCGTAAACTATCTCAATAATCGTGATCTATTAGAGGAAATTCACAGAAGTAAAAAATTCCTATAGCGTTTATGCTAGCCCAGAATATCATCAATATGATATTATTCTTCCCGGTTTGGAAAAAATTAATATTAGAACCACAGCCGAAGCCAAACGTAATCGTGCTAAAAGAATTGGGGACGAAAATTACTCACGTAGAAAAGCCTCAGGTGAAAAAATCAAAATGGCTGACTGCGAAATAGATTATAAAAAAATCCCAAAAATTGATTTGGTATTTAGAATTATGACTTATGAACATGTTCCCGTAAACAAGACACGTAAGAAAAGTCAAAAGACTGAAGCTGACGGCAGAGATAAAGTAAACTTTCCTCCTTTCCAACATTGGAAGTTTGACGAGAATGATGAACTTGTCTGCGTAGGTAAGAGTCATTGGAAAGGCTCATTGGACAAGGGCAAGTTTAGTAAGGATCATGGACAGATTTCAAATAATCTTGCTCGCATGTATATCAAATTGTGTGAACGCTATGCTACCCGAGGCAATGTCAGAGGATACACATATAATGATGAAATGCGAGCGCAGGCCATACTGCAATTAACCCAAATAGGCTTGCAATTCAACGAGTCGAAAAGTAATAATCCCTTTGCATACTTTACTGCCGCAGTAACTAACAGTTTTGTACGCATTATCAATATTGAAAAGAAAAATCAAAACATTCGAGACGATATACTAGAAATGAACGACATGGCACCCAGTTATACTAGAACCAGTAACGCTGAATACTCAGCTGGAGTACGTAGACATGAACGCGAGGAAGAATGACAAATCTTTTTAAACGTGTGGCCTTATTCACAGACATACACTTTGGACTTAAAAGTAACAGCGCCACACATAATCAGGACTGTGAAGATTTTGTAGATTGGTACATTGCCAAGGCCAAGGAGTTAGATTGTGATGTGGGAATTTTTATGGGCGATTGGCACCATAACCGTAATAGTCTTAATATTACCACAATGGATTATAGTCTTAGGGCCTTGGAAAAATTAGGGCAAGCCTTTGATCGTTTCTACTTTTTTCCTGGTAATCATGACTTATACTACAAAGACAAGCGCGACATTCATAGCGTAGAATTTGGCAAATATATTCCTGGAATCACTGTAGTACACAAGCCTATGACAGAAGGCAATGTGACCATGTGCCCTTGGTTAGTAGGCAATGAATGGAAGAGCATAGGTAAAAAAGGTGGCAAATATATCTTTGGTCACTTTGAACTGCCTAGCTTTTTCATGAACGCCATGGTACAGATGCCAGATCACGGTGAAATTAAATTAGAACATTTTCAAAATTACGAACTTGGGTTTAGTGGACACTTCCATAAACGCCAACAACAACGTAACATGATCTATATTGGCAACGCATTCCCACATAATTACGCCGATGCGTGGGACGATGATCGTGGAATGTGTGTACTTGAGTGGGGCGGGCAACCAGAATATTATAGTTGGCCAGATCAACCCACTTTTAGAACTGTTAAACTTAGCGAACTGATTGATAACGGTGCAAAGATCATTAAACCCAAACAACATCTTAGAGTTACACTGGATATTGATATTAGCTACGAAGAGGCTAGTTTTATTAAAGAAACTTATCTAGCAGATTATGATATTAGAGAATTGACCTTGATTCCAGAAAAACGTGAAGTGGAATTGAGCAGTGACACTAACATTAAAGCATTTGAAAGTGTAGATCAAATTGTGATGAATCAATTAGTCAGTGTGGAAAGTGACACATATGACGTAAACCTTCTTTTAGATATCTATAACAACTTATGATTCGTATTAAAGATTTAACTGTTAAGAATTTCATGAGCGTGGGTAATCAAACTCAGGCTGTAGATTTTTGTAAAGAACAACTGACATTGGTCCTAGGTGAAAATCTAGATCAAGGCGGCGATGACAGCGGCAGTCGAAACGGCACTGGCAAAACTACTATTGTCAATGCCTTAAGTTATGCCTTATTTGGTCAGGCTCTTACTAATATTAAAAAAGATAATTTAGTCAATAAGACCAATAATAAGAACATGATAGTCACATTGAATTTTGAAAAAAATGGTGTGAGCTATAAAATAGAACGTGGTCGCAGACCTAATATTTTTAGATTTTTTATCAACGGAGAAGAACAAGACACTGATAACGTTGACGAAAGTCAAGGTGATGTACGCGAAACACAACGCGACTTAGACACACTGTTAGGCATGAGTCACGACATGTTCAAACATATTGTGGCACTTAACACCTATACTGAACCATTTCTCAGTATGCGATCTGCTGATCAACGAATGATCATTGAACAATTACTGGGCGTGACATTGCTCAGTGAAAAAAGCGAAAGCTTAAAGGAACAAGTTAGACTAACTAAAGACGAAATTAATCAAGAATCTGCCAATATTGAAGCTACTAAAAAGAGTAATGATCGTATTGAACAAAGTATTACAGGGCTAGCGACCAAACAACGAGCATGGGCAAAACAACAAAAAGATGATTGTGAAAAAGTTGCTGAAAAGATTTTGGAACTGCAAAACATTGACATTGAACAAGAACTAGCCCAACATGCTCTATTAAAAAGTTATGACGAGCTAGCAGCTAAAATTCGTAGTCTCAATAAGGAAAAAGCCACATTAGAAACTGCTGTTGGGCAGGCTGAAAAGTCTGTGAACAAGTACAAAAAAGAAGTGGAACAACTTGCTGACAAATCTTGTCCTTCTTGTCAACAACAGTTATTAGATCATAAACATGGCGAAATGACTGAGACTGCCTTG